GCAGCCCTCCCGCCACCCGAGCCGCTTCGCAGCCGCGCCGCCAGACTGGCGATGATGCGGTCGAGTCGCGGCTCGAGGTGCGGCCCCAATAGCCTGCCGTCGGGGTGGCGACCGGTCCGACGAACGGCGACGAGGTCGCTCCAAAGACGGGCCACGGCCGCCTGCGGTCCCGCGCCCCCGTCGGTGCGGCTCATCTTCACGGCGCCGCCGCGGCGCCGGGCGCCACCGTCCTACTGGCCCGACCGCGTGACGAGGCGTTCGCTGCGCCCTGTTCGGCGACACGCGGCGGCACGTAATGGCAGGAGCGCAGCATGGGTGGAAGCCAGCCGACCTGTTCGGCGAGGGTTGCGGCCGCCAGTGCGATCTGGCCTTTCCTGCCCGTCGGCTTCGGGCCGCCCATCTCTTCGACCGCGGCGATCGCGATCGCGGCCGGCGCCCGGTCGAAGTAGAGCGCGCCATCGAAGGTCTGCCGCGCAGCTTTCAGGTAGCCGTCCGGATCGAGTGCGTCGATCAGCTGCTGGCGCCCGCGGACCGCGACGCCGGGATTGCTGTAAGCCGCCTCGGTCATATCGAGGCTCGCCGCGACGCGCGAGGCGATCTCGGCCTTGAGATGGACCATGCTGGAGCGCTGCGCCGACGCGAAAGCGTCCGCGAAGCTGCCGGTCCGCGACGCAACCGGATGCACCATCGCCTTGCCGAGGCCGTGCCAGCCGTGATCGCCGATCCGCGCCGGCGAGCCGAAGCATTGGAAGGCCGCCACCAGTACGCGCAGTGCCGTGTCGGGCTCGTCCGCGATGGCGTTGGCGGCCGCAGCCGTCAGCTGCTCGGACAGGAGCTGGGCCAGGACACCGGAGATCTCGGGACTGGATGCTTCCCCCTCCTCCTGCTCGGCGTCATGACCGTTCGCGGCGGGTGTACCCTGAAGGGTGGGGTCCGGGGCCGGGCCGGCCGCCTCCCCGCCCGGCCGCACGATGCCGTGCTCGATCGAGAGCTCGCCGTCATAGCCGACGCGCAGCACGCAGCCGGAGAGCGCCTTGTCGTCGGCCGAGAAGGAGCGGAGCCAGGCGGCCGCCCCCACCTTCCCGGCCTCCGCGCGCGCTGCCTCGCGCTGCTTAAACTCGGCGGCAGTGCCTCCCGGGCCGGTCGCCTCGACGATCGGCTGGAGCTGCTCGATCCGGAACAGCTCCTCTTCCGTGAAGCGGGTGGTGACGGCGGCTTTAGGCCATTTGTAGCGATCGTTCGGCAGGTCGGAGGCCAGCGCGGCCCAGCCCCAGCCTTGCGCGACGAGGTCGCGGCAAGCGGCGTCGATCTTCTCGCGCTCGAGCCGCTTCAGGATCTCGCCGTCGAGGACGTGTGCCTCCTCGGCGAACAGGTCGTCGTGCAGCCGACCTCCGGCCGCCAGATAGGCGTCACGGCCGACGAATCTGAGGTCGCCGCCCCCGCCTATGTCGCTGCGCGTGAGAGCCCGGATGATGGCGTGGCGCTGCAGCATCTGGCCCTTGGCCAGGGAGGCATAGACCTGATCCTGCAGTTCGTGGTCCTGCACGATGGTGAAGGCCTGGGCGACCTCCGTCCGGATGCGGTTTTCCCGCCAGGCCTCGCGCAGGTGCGGCGACAGCGAGCCGAGCGCCAAACGCCGGTAGACGACGAGCTCCGATGTGCCGAAGCTCGAGGCGATATCGGCCGGGCTCTTGCCGGCATTGCGCAGCTGCGCAAAGGCCTCGTACTGGTCGACCTCGTGCATCGGCAGTTGCATGATGTTGGCCGTGAGCGACAGCTCGAGCGGGTCCACGTCCTCCGCCATCTCCTCGACCTTGACGGGCCAGTCCTTTGGCAACCTGCCGTCCTTGACGAGCAACCGCATGGCCTTCAGTCGCCGGTTACCCTCGCCCACGTAGGCCTTGCCGCCGTGGGTCTTGATCACCAGGGCGTGGATCAGGCCCTTGTCCAGGATGGTGGCGCCAAGCTCGGCGAGACCATCCTCGCGGCCCGCCTTGCGGGCGTTGATGCTGCCGCCCGGGTAGTCGTCGCCGAACTTCAGCTTGTTGAGCGCGATCGTGGTCATGATGGAGCCTTCCATTGGTCGAGGGGAGATGCAGAGCCGGTCACGCGGCCTGCCTCGGATTCCAGACACCCGCCGAGGCCGCCCTGACGATCGGCGCCCCGGTGGCGACCCAGGCCCAGCCGACGTCCGTGATCACGGCGTCCCCTGCGGCGCGCGCAGGCGGGCAGAGGACGCAGTAGAGGGCAATCCACCCCGCCACCATCACGCCCAGCGCGACGGCGGCACAGGGCTCGGGGGAGACGGACAGGGCTGACATCATGGTGCGGCGGGCCTCGGGGTGATCCAATCGGGATGCAGGTTGAGCGACCCCGCCCATGGCGCCGATGCCGCCGCAGCTGGCGCGGCGGCCGGGGCCTCCGCAGGGCGCGCGGCTGTGGGCGGAGGGGGATCGGGCGGAGCAAAACCGGGAGCCGCCGCGGCGGCGGGGCCGGCCGCGCTCCCGGCCGCGGCCTGCGGAGCGGCCCGTGCCGGGTCGCTTTGCTCCGCGCGCAACGACGGCAGCGGCCGGTCGTGGACGTAGACGGTCCGCGTCACGATCCTGATCCGGATCGGACCGAGGCGGCGGGCGTCGGCCACGCGCGGCACCGCGGTACGCGGCACCATGATGGTGCGACCGCGAAGCGCCGAGGCGCGGTAGCGCCGGCCCTGGCAGACGCCGAGGCTCGGGCGGAAATAGCGGCCGAGCCGGCAGGGAAAGCCATGGCGGGCCTCGGCCGGCTGCACCGAGCAGCAGCAGGCGGCGAGCAACGCCGCCGCCAGGAGAGTGCGGGCCTCACGCATCGGCGCGACTCCCGTAATAGGCCGCGACCGCGTCGGCGAGACCGGCGAACTCCTTCGGCAGGGCGCGGTCGATCAGGTGCAGCGCCTCGGGAATGCGGCGCATCATGAGCGCGCGGCGGAGGTCGTCGAGGTGGCCTAAGCCGGACAGGCCGCGCGCATGCGCCTCGGCGGCGATCGCGGCATCGTCGAATTCGCCGAGGTCCACCTCGACCGTGACGGTTTGCGAGCAACTTCGCGTGCGGCGCGGCGGCCCCGCCGATAACGCGAAGCTCATGACGCCACCGCGCGGCGGCGGAGCCTCTCGCGGCGCAGCGCTTCCCGGTCGGCCGGTGCCGAGACGCGACCGAGGCCGGCGCGGAAAAAGGCGGCGCGGCGGGCGCTGGGCTCCTCAAGGGTAAAGGGGCCGAGCTCGCGCAACGCCGCCGCTGTCGCGATGCAGCGGACCTCATCGGTGAGCGAGGAGATCCAGAGCGCCACGGGCTCGTCGAGACGGCGGCCCACCGGCGCCGCGACGAAGCTCGCCGGAGACAGCGCCATCATGACGCTTCTCCGTCGGCGGCGACGGGCCAGCGCTCGTAGCGGTAGCTCTCCTGCCACCAGGTGCCGACCGATCGACTGCGTGTGATGGCCGCGACCCGCATGTCGAAGCGGGCACCCTGTAGTGAACTGGGTTCGCTGACCGCTACCATTACGGGCGCCATGCGCGGCGTCACTTCGAGCACGATATGCGGGTGCCCGGCGTCGGCGATGCTGGAGCCCTGGCGCGGGGTCACGAGGTCGCCGGCCACGAAGGGGCAGGGCGCCCCATAGAGGTCGAGGACCTCGCGGAGCCGCATGACCTGCGCCTCGGGCAGGCCGCGCTTGTCGGCCGAGGCCGCCGCTGCCGCGAGAGCGGCTAACGACGAGGAGAAGGGTCCATCCATGGGTGGGCTCCTGGCGAGGACGGGGAAGGGGCGCGCGAGGCTGCGTGGGCCTGCGCGGCGCGGTCAGAGGTGGAAGGTGCGGCCCATGTCGCGGACGAGCGACGCGACGGGCCGGTATGCCGGCACGCCCCGGAAGGCCGGGGCCGCGGGCATGCGCTCGCCGAACAGCACCATGTAGCCGCCGCGGCGCTCGACGGTGTCGGCCACCAGCTCGTCGATGTCGTCGCCGAACTGCATGGCAAGGGCGACGCAGAGCGTCTCGTGGCACTCGGTGCCGGGCAGGACCGCAGTCGGGGCGTCGCCCGGGGCGAGGCTGAACACCTGGATGGCGTCGACGCGCCAGGTGCGCCGATCGACCACGATGTGGGCGCGGCCGAACAGCCTCAGGGCGCGACCGCCGACGTCGGCGCGGAGCGGGACGTCGTCGAAGCGGAATTCGGTGGTGATGGTGGAGGGCATAGGCTCATCCTGGGCGGAGACCGGAAAGGGTTGTGATCCCGGACGAGCAGAAAGTACCCGGTAATTCTACCTAGTCAAGCTGTTTAGGTAATAAAACCGAGATCCTGGACGGTAAGTTTTCCACAGCCGTCCACAACCTCAGCGAGTCGACAACCTCTTGACTCAAATTTGACGAATGATGCATGTGACAGGAACAAAACAGGAACGACCCAGCCCGGAACTCCTCATGTTGCGTTTAGCGTTTCCGGCCGGTGCCGATGACGACGTGGTGCTAAAGGTCCACGTGCGCTGCCGCTCCTGCCACCTCGAGGCCTATCCGCTGGCGCCCGTGAACCGGCCACCGGCCAGCGTAAGCGCCCTGGCGATCTTCAAGAAGCAGCGGCTGTTCGAGCGCATGACCTTCACCTGCGTGGGGTGCGATCATCCAAGCGGCGATCTAGTGGGCGTCGACTACGCGACGGCCAACGACGTGGTGGACCGCTCCAGCCCGTACCCGACTCTCGGCGCACCTCGGCTCATGCGCTTGGCCGCAGGGTAGGAGCCGAGCGACGCGGAATCATTTCGGCCAAGCGGCTGCTCCAACAACCCGTCCTTACGTGCGTTCGCGGTTTCGGTTCGTCACGTACTGGTCGAAGAGTGGCCTGAGCGGGATGGTATTGCGGTGCGCCGTGTGGATGGCCGCAATGCAAGCGGGATTCGCACGACTCGCCTTGGCGACCTGCTCATGACTGGCCTTTCGGCCGGCTTCCGAAAATTGACCTCCGGTCAAGGCGTCGAGCAGAATGGCTATCGCTTCGTCCGCTCGTACCCCGTCCTCACTGCGCACCCATGGACGCCAGGTTCCATAAGCCCCATCAACGAGGGCCTGCGCCGCGGTCAGTTTCGCTTCGACGACCCGTGGTTTGTCTAAATCGTCGTAATCCTGGCTCCAATACTCGACCGCCTGGCCGGAGGCATCTCCGATGCATTTGCATAGCTCGTCGGTCCGCGCAGTGAACTCGTCACGGCGCAGTTTCCAGACGTTGAACAAGGTCGAGAGGAGGAAGCCAAATACGGTGCCGATCAGGCCAAAGAGCCAACTCATTGGTCCGCAACCTCACGTGCGTCGACGATGCTCCTCGTCAATGTATTTGCTGGCCCTGACTCGGTGCGGCAGGAAACGTGGAGTCCGTGCTTGGATGTCGAGGTGAGCCACGACGTCTTTATAGGCGAAACCGTGGCGTATTAGACCGGCGAAGGCCTCGTCCAGGAAGGAAGATCCGTAGCCCGCGACATCGTCGATCGTTACGGTGACCCTGCCACCGTTGGCCAAGGCAGCTCGGAGCGCCGGCGCGAGCAGCTCCTCTCGGAACTGTTCTCCGCTGTGAGGTCCGTCGCGACGATACCGCGGTCCCGGATACAGAGAGAAGTCGCGTGCCACACTGATGGTACGGTCCGGCATGTCTGCCACTCTCAGCGAAGTCGAAGCTGCCATTCCACCAGCGTGCCGCCGATGGACTGCGCATGGCTGCGGGTTTGCGATCTTTGCCCCGTAGTCCACACGAATTCTCCGTTCCTGCTTAAAACCCGCAAGCGACCCCAACTGGCGCGCTGGGCGACCTCAAGCAGCGTGTTGAGCCCCTTGCCTCGGTGCGCCAGGCCTGTCGATGATCTGGCGATCACCATCGCGAGCCTGATCGCGACACCGTCATATGTCGGGCTGTCCAAGTCCTGCTTCAACCCGGCGCGCACAGCGAGCCTGCCCATCAAGCGCCTTACCCGGCCGAAATGTTCCCATCGAGGGAGGCTCGCCGGAATGGAGATTCCCTGATCATAGGCCACAACCGTCACCAAACCCTTTTCGCTGTCGACCGACCCGGTGATCCACCAGCATTTAAGAGGGGCGTGATCCCAAGCTTGATCGTTCGGGTAGGCGTGCTCGTGAGAATTGAGGATGGCTTCAAAAATGCCGCCATAGGGCTGGATGTCGAGAAGTTGCTCTTGCTCGTCTGAAGACAGCAGCTCGAGCAAGGATTGTTGTAGCTTCCCAACCGAGGGGCCATCCGCGAGCTCTCCAGACAGAAATTGCAGCGTCTTTGTCGCCCCTCGTTGGACGACGGATCCCTTCCGCTCCTTCATTTGCAGGAGCTCCTTGAAGCCGACCTGGAGCAACATGTCGACGACCTCCGGCTTCCAGCGCTGCTCGTCCACGGTCCACAGCCGTCGACCGGTGATGAACTTCTTTCGATGATAGAGTGCAGCCATGATCAGGGCCGCCGTGGTGGTGATCCGACGCATGTCGCCGAAATCGATGTAGGACCTGAGCCTCGCGGGACGCTGCGTGCTGTCCTTTGCAGGTGACGCGTTCGGGCTGAGTTGCCGGAGCATCGCATCATCGAGCAGGTGGGACCGTAACCTGGCCAGGAATGCGAGCGTCTCGTCGAAGTTGTCGTCGAGGCAGAAGGTGGCCGGCATCGCAATCTTTCCCGATGCCCAGACGCGCCGCGCCATTCGCCCGTCGTTGAGCACCACTCTGTACCGGATCCCCCGACGCTTCGCCCTCCTCCAGCACTTCCACTTCAGGCGGCGACGTTGGTGACGCAGCGCGTGGACGCGAAGGGCTCTTTTTCGGCCGACGCGGAGCAGTTTCAAAGCTCGTCTACAGCCTCTTTCCGCTCACCGCCGCCGCACCTTGGTCATCACGTCGATCACCACGCCGAGGATCTCGACCTGGGTGGCTTCATCCGGTGCGAAGTCCTTGGGCACCACGATCGGCTGGTGACGCAGGTTGGTCGAACGGGGACAGAAGCGGGTCTCGGCCTCGTCCAGTTGCAGCTCCTTGATCGAACGCTCGCGCAGGGCGCCGTCGTCGCGCGTGCGCTCGATCACGACGATGTCGCCGGTCTGCAGCGCCAACCGATTGCGGAAATGCTCGAGTTTCACTGCCACCACGCGGGAGCCCGGCCTGATCGGAGGATCGGCGGCGTTCATCGAGTCGCCGGCGACGTCGAAGGTGAAATAGGCGGCGAGCGGAAAGCGCTCGTCCCGCGGCACGAATTCGGGGTCACGGCTCGGATCGTCGAACTCTCCCACTTCGCGGAACGTCCCGGCCTCGACAATGCCGCCGTAGGTTGCCCGGACGAACTGATAACTGCCTGGTCGGGAGCCTTCGTCCCTCGTTCCGCTGAGCGCGCCGCTGCTTGCATCAGACTCTTCCGGCCCGGCACCAGCTAGAAGCCAAGTCGCTGATGTGCGTAGAACGGGAGCCAGGGCGTTCAAAGTTGCAGTGCTAATGCCCTGGCGGCGCCCTTCCTTCGCGGCGCGCTGCAGATTTCGAATTGCGTCCGACTTTCCAGCAGCTTTGGACGCGGCCGACGCCGAAAGGCCCGTGGCGGTCAGCCGCCTTTCGATGCGCTCGAGGATGTCCGGAAGGTTCATGCCGCAGTAATATGACCGCACAACCGCGTCACCGGCATCGGTAATAACCCCGTTGACTCTCTCGGTATCTTTACCGATTATGCGCGTCATGAGCGCTATCGATCACCTCCTGAGGCTTTCCGACAGCTACCGCGGGGCCACGGGCATTGGTCAGTCCGCGCTGAGTTGGCGAATGTTCGGCGACACAAAGAAGTTGAGGGCGCTGCGGGAAGGGGCGGACATCCAGGTCAAGCGTCTCGAGAAAACCCTCCAATGGTTTTCCGACAACTGGCCAGATGGTGCCGAATGGCCCGCTGACGTTCCCCGGCCGCCCCCCGCCACCTCGGAAGCTGCGGCATGACCCGTCGCAACTGGATCGAACGCGGGAGGCCCGCATGACGGGCCAGCTCGTGCAGCTCGTCGTCGCGTGGTGGCTGGTGCTGGCCATCGTCACCTGCCTGCTGGCCACGCCGGCGGCGCGTTTCGTGCGGGCGGCGGGCTGGGCGTTGATCCTGGTCGTCGCCGTTCTCGTGTTTCTGTGCAGCGCACCGCTGCTGTTCGCCGTGGCGCTCCTCGAGGGACGACGCGCGTGAGCGCCGGCCTCTCTCCCTTCCGAATCGCGCGGGCGGTGGCCCCCGTCCCGCGCGTGGGGCCGTCCGACGTTCGCCGCATCGCGTCGGACGGCCCTCGTTCTCCCACCGGTCGCGCCACCGCCAGCAAGCTGCGCGCGATCCGGCCGACCCGGCCGACCCTTGGTCGTGAAACGCCATGAGCCTCGTCGTCACCTTCCCCCGTGCTGCCACCGGCGCCCCCGGCTTCGACAACGAAGCATGGGGAACGACCCGAATGCGGGCAAAGAACTTCCGAAAACGGGCAATCACGGCCGACGACGACATGACGGCGGCACGGCCCTACGTGGCGCGCCTCCTCAAATACGAGGAGATCCTCGCGGGCTCGCGCATGCGGGCCTACGAGCAGGTGGGCGAGGCCATCGACGAGGGCGCGTCCTGGGTGCGGCGGCTCCTCAGCGGCAGCGAGCGCGTCACTGTGCGCCGCTGCACCTGGCTCAACATCGCCGCGGCCTACACCACGCTGTGCGAGCGGATCGAGGCGGCGGCGGAACATGAGCGGCGTCTCGAGGCACTGCTGAGGAGCGAGACCGATGCGGCTCTTGAGAGCAATTCGGGGCTGGTGGCGCGCCTGGCGCGGCCGCATCGCGACGGAGCGGCGTCGTGAGCGCCCGGCGGCACGGCCGCGCGACGGCCCTGGCGCCTGAGACCTGGCTGGGGGAGCTGTTGCTCGCCTTGTTGAGCCGCGCCCTCGAGTCCCTGTGTCGGCCGCTGCCGGTGTTCCGGGTCCTGCGACCAAGCCGGCGTCGGCGCGCGACCGTGGCGTCGTGCGACCCTGCCCACCGCCTGCGCGCCTGCCGCATCGCCTGGGGCGAGATCCGGGCGCGCTACCGCGCCAAGCACATGCCGGTGCCGGCATGACGGACCTCTTTGTTCCGCCGCCCTCGCCGGCGGCTCCCACACTTCCGGCACCGCTTCGGCGGTTCGATCCACGCCACCACCGCTGCCACTGCGGCGCCTGGGGCGCCCGCTCGCCGAACCATTTCGCCGACAAGCCCGGGCAGTGGTTCTGCCGGGCGCATTATCCGGCCGAGCCGAACGAGGTGGGGCCGTGAACGCGCTCGCGATGCCGCTCCTCGCCTCGATGGCGGCACAGGGCGGCCTGCCCGCCTACGAGGCCATGCGCCACGCCGTGGCCCGCTGCGCCACCATCGACGAGGCGGCGGAGATCCGGGACAAGGCCGCGGCGCTGGCGGCTTACGCACGCCTGCGCGACGACGCCGAACTCGAGGTGTGGACGCAGGAGATCAAGCTCCGGGCCTGCAGGCGCATCGGCGAGCTGGTGCGCGAGCTGGACAGCTTCGAGCGCGCCCGGACCGATCTGCACGACAGCACTGTCGTGCAGAAGACGGCGGCAATCGCGGACGCGCGGCTCAACCTCAGGACCGCGCAGCGCTACCAGGAGCTCGCCGGCCCCCGCGGGGACACGCTGCAGGCAGCCGGCACGGCCGCGGCCGAGAGCTATTTCGCGGAGGCTCGCGCCGCGAGGATCCCGGCCACGCAGGCGGGCCTCAAGGCCGCCGTGACCACGGCCGTGCATGACGCCATGGGCCCGACCGAGATCCGCCGCGCCGCGAAGGATCTCGCGCGGGAGACCGCCGTCATCAAGGCGGCGCGGCGCGGCGAGCGGGAGGTGCGTCTCGGCGAGGCGACGCGCGCCGCCGGCGCCCGGCTCGGGTCGCGACTCTACGGCGTGCTCTACGCCGATCCGCCGTGGCAACGGGACGTCTACTCGCGCCAGACCGGGTTGGATCGGGCGGCCGAGAACCACTACCCGACCATGCCGACCGAGGAGATCTGCGCCCTCGCGGTGCCTGCCGCGCCGGACTGCGCGCTGTTCCTATGGGCCACGGCCTCGATGCTGCTCGACGCGCTGCTGGTCATGGAGACCTGGGGCTTCGCCTACAAGACTCAGGTGATCTGGCGGAAGCCGCACATGGGCACGGGCTACTGGGTCCGCGACATGCACGAGATCCTGCTCATCGGCACGCGCGGCGACGTGCCAGCGCCGACGCCCGGCACCCAGTTCCCCTCGGTGATCGAGGCCCCGCGCGGCCGGCACAGCGAGAAACCCGACGTCGTGGCCGAGATGATCGCCCGCATGTTCCCGACCGCACCGAAGGTCGAACTGTTCGCTCGGGCTCCGCGGCCCGGCTGGGACGTGTGGGGCAACGAGGTCGACGATCTCGCGGCGGAGGGGAGTGAGGCGGCATGAACGGAACGACCGAGACAGCGGCGCCCGAGCGATGGGCGATCGTCGAGCTGATGGGGCACGTGACCTGCGTCGGCCGGGTCAGCACAGTCCAGCGCTACGGCACCGAGCTGCTGCAGCTCGACGTTCCGGCCGGCGACGGCTTCGTGAGCGAGGATATCGGCGGCTCGGCCATCTACCGGATCCGCTACGTCACCGAGGAGGTAGCGCGCGCGCAAGCCGTCCGCATGGCCGACCCGCGCCCGGTCGAGCCGGCCGGGTTCCGGCCCGTGGAGGCTCCTGCACCCACTCTCCTCCAGTACGACAGCGAGGACGACGGTGAGCAGATCTGACCATGCCGACGAATCCTCGCTCGAGTCGCGCCTGTTCGTAACGCCGAACTCCGCGGCCTGGGCGGTGGTCGACCTCGAGGACGGCCGCGAGTTCGCCGGCCGCATCAGCGAGATCGTCATGCTCGGCACGACGATGCTGCGCATCGACGTCCCGCGCGACGGGCGGTCCCGCATCAGGATCTTCTCTCCTTCGGTCGCTTTGAGCCTGACGCTCTGTTCGGAGGCCGAGGCCCGCGCCGTGACGGCCTTGCAGCCCAAAGACATCATCGTCGGAGGCGACCATGAGCCGTTCTGAGATCCCGGCCTCCGCCGCTGCCGATAACCCGGCTTCCCGGAAGCTATCCGCCCCGATCGAGGCGGCGCTCACCGAGCTGATCGGCGTCGCCCTGGAAGCGGTCGGGACGCACGATCCCCACCTGGCGGACGCGCTCGCCGCCGTCCGCGCGGCGGTCGCGCGCGAGGTTCTTCCTGCTGAGATGACGCCCGAGATTGGCGAGGTCCTCGGCCTTATGAACTTCCGAACGGGCCCGCTCGCGCACCTGTTCCGTGCTGCCGGTGCCGACATCCCGACGAAGTGCGAGGCGGAGCAGGCCTTCGTGCTGTTCCGCTTCATGCACCTCGCCCTGCAGCACGGTGCCGGATGGCGCGAGGCGTCCATCGTCGACGTTCAGGCAGCCCTCGCGATCGCGAAGACCAAGCTACCGGCCGAGCCGGCGTCATGAGCGCCCTGGCTCCCTCACCCGCGCCCCGCGCGCTGCGCGTGGACCCCGACCTGGTCGCGATTCTCGCCGCAGCGACGGTCGATGGGGACGCCCTCACGCTCGCGGAGACGCTCAGCTCCAACCTCTACCGGCGCGTCGACAACGTGCTCGTCGCCGCCGGCGGGCGCTGGGACCGCAAGAGGGCCGCGCATGTGTTCCCCAGCGGCGACGCGGCGGTCGCGATCGAGCCGATCCTGGTCGCCGGCACGCTGGTGTTGCCGCCCGACCTCGGCTGGTTCGCGACTCCCCCGGCGCTGGCGGCCGAGCTGGTGCGGCGCAGCGGCGCTCGCCCGGGTTCGCGCCTGCTCGAGCCGTCGGCCGGGGAGGGCGCCATCGTGCTGGCCGCCCTGGCGGCCGGTGCCCGGGTCGCGGCCATGGAACTCGACCTCCTCCGCTTCGCGAGCTTGTGCAAGCTGGCCGACGATCCTGCGCGGCTTCTCTGCCAGCAGGGCGATTTCCTCGCGATGAACCTCCTGTCCAACTTCGAGCAGGTGGTCATGAACCCGCCGTTCGCGCCGCGGCGAACGGACGTCTTCCACGTTCGCCACGCCTTCGGTTCATTGTGCCCAGGCGGCCGCCTTGTGGCGGTGATGAGCGCCGGCACGTTGTTCCGCGCCGATCGGGAGACGGACGCCTTCCGCGACCTCGTCCACGGCCTCCGCGGCACGATCGAGCCGCTGCCGGACGACAGCTTTGCGGCCTCCGGCACGCATGTCCGGACCGTGGTGGTCACGGTCGACATGCCTCGAACAGCAGGGAGCATCCGATGACTGAGCACCCAGGCCTGCCCGTCGCCGGCTATCGCCCGCAGAACGACGCCAAGGTCGCGACCGTCAACGTCAACAAAGAGCTTGAGGAACGCGTGCTCCGCCAGATCGACGCGATGGCGGCCGACATGGAAGCCGGCCACGATCCACGCATGATCGCCGTGGCGCGCACCGGCATCCAGGACGCCTTCATGTGGCTCAACAGGGCGGTGTTTCGGCCCGCCCGTGTCAGCTTGCCGGAGGACGCCGGGCGATGACCGGCAGCGCCCTCGTTTCAACCACGTTCACCGTGCTCCGGGTCCTCGGTGGACCGAGGAAGCACACGATCGACCTGCCGCTCAACCCCGGGCTTGACGCGCTGCGCGCCGTGCTGAACCCGTTGCTCGACGGCAAAAACTTCGAGCACGTCAGCGTGCTTAACGAGGGTCGGGCCGCCGACATGTTCGTCGACGAGACCGGTGCCTGTGACGGTCAGGTCCGCAACGACGCGGCGACCAAGATCTATCGGGCCGCGGAGCTGCGCCGCAACCCGAAGACCAACCCCGAGTCCCTTCCCGCCATCTACGGCACTGCGATCCTCGTCGACCGCCGGGTCTGGTCGTGAGGAGCGCCGCGATGCGCCAGCCCGAGCCGTGCCCCGAGTTCGACTGCACAAGCTGCGGCCGGACCATGATCGTGCTGGTCGGCGAAACGCCGAACCAGCCGCGCTGCCACCGCTGCCGCATGCTGCCCGGCTGGCACAAGAGGCCCGAGGTCGTCGCGCTGTGTAACCTCAACGGGCAGCTGCTCGCGCCGGTCGCCGCGGGCGCCGCTGAGAACGGGAGGACGCTGCAGTGAGCACATCCGATAAACTCCCTTCCCGGAAGCTTACGACCAACCAATCGCCAGGGCTGCTTTTCCTGGTCGCCGCCAAGGCGGCAATGCCGCGGACGCTGGGCAAGGCCGTGCGTGTCGCGGCCATGAACGACGTCCTGCGCCTCGCGATCGGGTGCCGCATGGTCTTCGGCCGCGGCGAGGGCGCTGGGCTGAGGCAGCTCGACTTGCAAACGTGTGCAGGGGTTTTCCGCACTCTCGATGAGCACTGGTATACCCAGGCCTGCCGCGTCGGCGGCACCTACGCGGCCATGTGGGAAGCCCACCACGGGTGCAAACCGTGGATCGCCCCGGACGTCATCGTCGGCCGCGACTCGCGTGACCAGGCTCGGGACAGTCGGGTGGCGCCCAACATGGCGCTGCTGCTGCCCAGCAGCGGCGACGACGATCCGGACCTGCCGCGTCACGGCAGCGCGTCCGAGGTCTGGTGGTGCACGTCGCTCGATCGCACCGCCGATACGATCACGCTGTGCCGGTACCGGCTCCTGCCCGACAAGCGCTGGCCGACGATCCGCGAGGGTCAGCCTCGGCGAAGATGCGTGCTCGATCGCTCGGCATGGGCCGAACTCTTCCGCAAGACCTCCACCAAACCCGCCGCAGCGGCCGAGTCGGGAATCGCAGCATGAGCCATCAACCGAGCCACCCCGTCACGCCCGGTGGGCTCTCCGAGCAGGATCGCGATCGCGTCCATGCGCTCGCCGACAAGGGCTGGGGCTCGAGCCGGATCGCGCGCGCGATCTCGAAGCATCCGTCGACCGTCTACTGGTTCATGTGCTGTGATGGTCTGATTGCCGTGAGGCAGGTCGACCTCCCGAAAGTGTACGCCCGGGGCGGGCGCGTCGTCCGGCGGTTCGGCCGCGAGGAGGACGCCTTCATCGTCGCGCTCCGGCTGCAGGGCTATTCGGCGAGGGCGATCGCTGAGCTCGCGTCCAAGCGCTTCGGCTACACGCGCCAACCGCACAGCGTGACGGTTCGGCTGGTGATGCTGGCTGCCCTCGACGACAACGGCCTGCAGGAGGCCGCATGACTACCGATAAGCTTGCTTCCCGGAACCAACGCGTCCTCGGTACCGAGCTCGAAGGTTACTTCGACACGCGCGCGCATAAGGACGACATCGCGGGGCCGTTCAACTTCCCGGCGCCCAAGTGGGAGACGACGTGGGCGGACAGAGAGCCCGCACGCGACTGTCTGATGCGGTGCACCCACTGCGGCTCCGTGCACCCGCGAGACCTCCTCGCAGCCGTCGAGGCCGGCGCACGCCTTCGGGTCGCCGACATGAAATACGGCTGGCCGCATAAGTTCTATGTCAGCGGCGTGCCGAACGACCTGGCCGGCCAGCAAGTCATTGTCGGGGGTATCTCCGGCCCGACGACGGACAGGGCTGGGAGGCTTTGCCGCGACGACCTCACGCCCGAGGAAATCGCGAAGGGTCACTACAGCCGAGACACCTACGGCAAGGCTCCACCCGACGCTGTTGTGAAGTTCTACTCCGAACATCTCGCGGATGCAGACATGCAAACACCGGGGGGCGAGATGACTCAACTCGCCCGTCTAATGGCGGAAGCTTCGGGCTACGTCTTCGAAGTTCGTGAAGATTACCGGGTCTATTACAGGCGGGTGCACACATGACCGCTTCCGATAAGAGTTCTTCCCGGAAGCAATCCGTCAACGAGCCGGCGATCGTCGTCGACCTCGGACATGGTCGTTGGACAATCGACCGCGGGTCCCATGAGGGACATGAGGCGCTCTTCTTCGAGCCGGCACCGGCGCCTGGCCCCTCCATGCAGCCGGCGCCCCACTTCGCTCCGCTCGACATGATGCAGCCGGGGACGGTCTGCATCCGCTTCGACAGGCCGGAGGCCATGACCTTCCTGCGGTGGTGGCTGGCCTACGTGCAGGATCCTGAGAACACCCCTGCCAGCCCGGGGGACTTCCGGCCCATCCAGCAGTCAGCAGAGATCGGAACGCCCGCCGCTCGGTGGCGCGCCGAGGGCCGGCCCGACCCGCACGGCGATCGCTACGAATGCGACCGCACCAAGCTCTGCATGGGTTACCTCACGGACGATGAACTCGCGAACGCCGTGTTCGTGCACAACCACAGCAACTTCGATCTTAGCGCCATCGTGATGTCCATCGCCCTCCTGACGGCCGCGAAGGATCGCATACGCTGGTTCTCGCGCCAGCTGGAGGCGGCCAAGTGCGCCGCCGTGGCGGAGGCAGACTGATGCCGAGGATCACGATCAGCTTCGAGTTAAGCGCGACCAGCGCTCTCGTGCTCACAGAGAGTGAGATGCGCGCCCTCGACGCTCTCACCGGCTATGGCGACGACGCTTTTCTGGAAGCTTTCAAGGAAAAGCTAGGCGCAGCCTACATCCGCGGCCACGAAGGCGGCCTCCGATCGTTTTTTGAAGCCGTCAGGCGAGACGTCCTGCCGGCTCTGCGCCTGGTCGACCAGGCCCGTCGCGACCTTCAGGAAGCTGACCGCCTTCGGCTCGAAGCTCGCCACCAGAAGGGAGCTGCAGCATGATCGCTTCCGATAAGTCCCCTTCCCGGAAGGAGCCCGAGTCCGAAGTGCTCGTCCAACTGCGCGCCGCCCGAGAGTGGCTGCAGGTCCTTATCGACGCGGGCAACATCGATCCCGAGGAAACCGTCTTCGCGGTCTCGGTCCGATCGGCCAAGGGCGAGGAGGAAAGGGCCACGGCCACCCTGGCGCACTGTCTTGCGCAGATCGACGCCGCGATAGTGGGGGCTGCCCATGGCTGACGGCAGCAAGATCGAGTGGACCGACGCCACCTGGAATCCGGTCACCGGCTGTTCGGTGGTCTCGCCGGGGTGCACGAACTGCTACGCGATGCGACTCGCTGGGACGCGGATGCGCGGCCATGCCTCGCGTTTGGGGCTCACTGTCGAAACTAAGGCGGGCCCTGTTTGGAACGGGCTGGTGCGCTTCAACGAGGCGTGGCTCGACCAGCCGCTCCGGTGGAAGCGGCCGCGCCGGGTTTTCGTGTGCGCGCACGGCGACCTGTTCCACGAGGGCGTGCCGAATGCCTGGCTCGATCGCGTGTTCGCCGTCATGGCGCTGGCGCCGCAGCACAGCTTCCAGGTGCTGACGAAGCGCGCGGCGCGGATGCGGGCCTATATCGACGGTCTTACTCGGCAGGAGTGGTGGAAGGCTCGTCTTGGAGAGGCGTCCGGCGCGGAGATGCGTCGCGGCGATGGCACATTCCCGACGTGGCCTCTTTCTAACGTCTGGCTCGGCGTCTCGGCCGAGGATCAGCAGCGCGCCGACGAGCGCGTTCCGGACCTGCTGGCAACGCCGTCGGCAGTGCGCTTCGCGTCGGCCGAGCCGCTGCTCGGGCCGATCGACTTCACCAAGCTTCAGACCTTCGGGGGCGGCCAGCTCGACGCACTGCGTGGGATGTGGGCCACGTATCCGATCGTCGAGAGGGATGGCAGAGCAGCCCTGCTGACCAAGGCGCTGGCACGGCTCGACCAGATCATCGTCGGCGGTGAATCCGGCCCAGGTTCCCGGCCGATGCACCAGCAATGGGCCGGCAGCATCCGTGACCAGTGCGCGTCCGCCGCGGCCGCGTTCTTCTTCAAGCAATGGGGCGAATGGCTCCCGGTGACGCTGTACGATATCGACGGCGGCCCCGAGGTCTTCGAGGCTGACGACGGGCGTCCGGAAGGGGCGTTCGCAGGTGTGCACGTCGCGACGCGCGCGCTCGCCGGCCAGTGGTTTGCCTGTGTCGGCAAGGCCCGCGCCGGCCGCCTTCTTGACGGCCGCATCCACGACGCCATGCCGGGAGTCGCCGCGTGAGCGCGGTGCTGTCGCCCTGCGGGCGCTACCGCTACCGGCTCGACCGCTCCGTCGACCTCTTGGGCCGCGGCACCGTCGGCTTCTGCCTGCACAACCCGTCGACGGCGGACGCTGACTGTCGACGACCCGACCACGACCCGCTGCATCGGCTTCGCCCGGGGGTTCGGTGCCGCGCGCCTCGTCATCGTCAATCCCTGGGCGGGTCGTGCCACGTGGTCACGCGACCTGTGGGCCATGGCCGAGCCGGTCGGGCCCGACAATTCCCGCCACATCGCCGAGGCTGCGGCCGAGATCGCCGTCTCGTGCGGCTTCATGGTGGTGGGATGGGGCGCCGTGACGCCGCCGTGGAGGCTGCAGGACGAGGTGGGCGACCGGCTCGCCTTCGTGGCCATGATCTTGCGCGCCTCCGCCTGCCCGGTTCTCGCGCTCGGCGTCACCCGCGACGGCTCGCCCAGGCACCCCCTCTACGTCAGCCGCGACACCCGGCCGGTGCTGTGGCCGGCGCCTCGCCCCGAACCGAAGCAGGGGATCGCCGCATGATCCGCCAGGAGGATCCAGCCATGCCTTCCGATAATCGTCCTTCTCGGAAGCCGCAAAGGGTCGAGGGTTGCAGTCCGGAGGTCGAGCACCTCTTCGCAGAGTATTGCGCTGCGGCACGGAAAGCCCAGGCCACCCAGATGCTGGCCGACGGCGTCGCGGCCGGTCAGGCGTGGGCCGCGTTCCTGAACGCCTTCACGGGCGTGCCGGCGCGGACAGAGGCGCTTCACGCATGACCAGCTCGGCCGCCTTCGAGGACTGGGTCGCGGAAGCCCGCGCCGTCACCGTGGCGGCCGAGCTGCAGCGCCGCGGCGTGCCGGCCGTGCACGAGCAGAACCGGCCGTGCCCGGCGCCGGGCTGTGGCGGAGTGGACCGCTTCGCCGTGAACACGCGAAAGAACGTGTGGATCTGTCGGGCCAGTGGCGCCGGCGGCGACGCGATCGCGCTCTGTCAGCACATCGATGGCACGAGCTTCGCGGCTGCGGTCGAGACCCTGACGGGCCGGCCGCCGCCTGGGCGTGCCGCGGCCGAGACGGAAGCCGAGCGCCAGGCCCGGCACGCTCGGCTGGCTGCCGCGGCCGAAGAGGCGAACCGCAAGACGGCCGAGGAGGCGATCGCGGCCCATGGCTTCCGCGAAGCCGAGCGTCGCCGTAGCCACGCCATCTGGCGGTCCGGGCGGCCGATCGCCGGAACGCCGGCCGAAAGCTATCTGCGCTTGCGTGGCATCGAGCCCTTTGCCGGGTTGCGGATGCGCTACTTGCCGGACGCGCCGCTGTGGGACAAGCCCGCGCCGCACGGCGAGGTCGTCCATCAGGGCCCCGTGCTGCTGGCGCCGATCGTGCGCGACGGCCGCTTCGCGGGCATCCACCAGACGTGGATCGATCTCACGGCGGCGGACGGCAAGGCGCGCGTGCCCGACCGGAACGGCGAGCTGCTGCCCGCCAGAAAGGTGCGCGGCTCGAAGCGCGGCAGCCACATCGAGCTCGCCCGGGGGCCGGACGCGCCGACACGCCTCTACATGGGCGAGGGTAACGAGACCGTCCTGTCGGTACGCCAAGCGCTGGCGCGGCGTCGGCCACATCTCGTCGACGGCGCGGCGTTCTGGTCGGCCATCGACCTCGGCAACCTCTCCGGCAAGGCGGCCCGCGGCCGGGCCCACCCGACGCTGACGACCGTGGACAAGAACGGCCGGACCTTGCCGCAGAGGGTCGCCGGCCCGGTGCCGGACCGGGAAGAGCCGGCGATCGTCTTGCCCGCGAGCGTGCTCGAGCTGGTGCTGCTGGGCGATGGCGACAGCGAGCCGGTGATGACGGGCTTCGCCATGGACCGCGCCAAGGCGCGCTACGAGCGCCACCACGAGGGTCTGTCCGTGGCGATCGCCATGGCGCCCGCCGGCCGCGACTACAACGACGTCCTCAGGGAGCCTGGGGAATCCACATCGGAGACATCGGCCGGCGCGACCGGATGGGTCGACGAGGGGAGGGGCGCCGCGTGAGCGAAGAAGATGTCGCCGGCGCGGTCGAGAGCGCCACGGTTCTGCAGTTCAAGGCGAAGCCGGCCAAGAAACCGCGCGCCAAGAAGCTCCGGCCGGCCAACGACCACGATGACGGCGTGCCGCTCGATCCCGGCGGCTACGACCCCGAGGACATGAACGGCGAGTGGGCCGTCGTCATGCTGGGCGGCAAGGGCGTGATGCTGCGCGAGGCGCCCGACGCACCGATCGAGGACCGTGTGCGCTTCCTCAACGTCGACGCCTTCCGGCTGCTCTATGCTAACCGATTCACGGAACGGCGTAACCCGAACGACGGCAAGGTCAAGGCCGTGACCTGGGCCGACGCCTTCATCAAGGCGCGCGACCGGCGCGGCTACAACGGCGTCGAGTTCTGGCCCGACCGCGACGACCTCGATGGCACGGACGGCTATTATAACCTGTGGCGCGGCTTCACCGTGACCCCGGAGCGGCCCGAGGGCGCCACCTACAAGACCTTCCAGGACCACCTGCTCACCAATGTCGCGGCCGGCGACCAGGCGCTGGCAACCTGGATCTTCGCCTGGTTCGCCCAGATGATGCAGCACCCGCGCGAGCGCCTCGGCACGGCCCTGGTGCTGCGCGGCAAGATGGGGACGGGCAAGACCAAGGTCGGCGAGGTGATGGGCTCGCTGATCCAGTCGCACTTCTTCCTGGTCGACGACCCGCGCTACATCACGGGCCAGTTCAACGCCCACATGGCGAGCTGCCTGCTGCTGCAGGCCGACGAGGGGTTCTGGGCCGGCGACAAGGGCGCCGAGGGGCGCCTCAAGGGCCTGATCACGGCCGAATACCAGATGATCGAATCGAAGGGCGTCGACCCGATCCGGCTGAAGAACTACGTGCGGCTGCTGATCACCTCGAACGAGGACTGGGTGATCCCAGCCGGCCGCGACGAGCGGCGCTTCCTGGTCTGCGACGTCGCCGACCACGTGGCCCAGAACCACCAGTATTTTCGCGAGATGGATGCCGAGCTCGACGCCGGCGGCCGCGAACTGCTGCTCGCCGACCTGCTCGCCTTCGACCTGTCGACCGTCAACCTGCGGCAGATTCCCAAGACGGCGGCGCTGCTCGAGCAGAAGCTGCAGAGCCTCGATCCCTTCCACAGCTGGTGGTTCGAGAGGCTCGACTCCGGCTCGGCGCTGCGCACCGACAGCGACTGGGTGCAATCGGTGTCGCGCGACGCACTCTACGACGACTACATCGCCTTCGCGGACCGGATCGGCATCAAGCGCAAGCTCGAGAAGCACACCTGGGGCCGGCGCCTGCACGCCATCATGCCGGAACTCGGCAAGACCCGGCGCACTGCCGGCCTCGACGGTTTCGCCGGGCGTCTGCGGCTCTACGAGCTGCCGGCGCTGCGCGATGCTCGATCGGACTTCGAGATCTCGGTCGGGCAGCGGGTGACCTGGCAGGACGGCGACTTCGCCGGCAAACCGATGGAGGGCGGGGTCGACCCCTTCTAGCCGGATATGGCGAGCGGCCGCGGGCCGCGGCGGGCGTAGCCCGGCGCTTGGCCCGCCCCGAGTGCAAGTCCGGAGCCCGCCACAGCGGCCCGGTCCGCCTGATCCCTGCGCGGGCGTGGCCGGCGCGATCCGGAAGGCTTGAACCCGCGAGGGAGCGCAAGGCGCGATTTTTTGAACGACAGGGCAGGGCAAGGGGCAGCGAACGGCGGGCGGAACGACCGCAAAATGGAGTTCAAGGTTCAGCGAGAGAGATCAGACGCAATTTTTCAGCCTCCGCCGCCCCGGCAGCGGACTCAGCAGACTCAGCAAATCTTTTTGCAGTGACGGAAATTCATCAACAAAATCAACGCCGGACTCAGCAGACTCAGCAGACACAGCAAAATCCGCGAGGTTCGCTAGAAAATGCATTCTCAACAGTTGAGATGCAAAAAATTTCCTGACCTCCTCGTTTTTGCTGAGTCTGCTGAGTCTGCTGAGTTCAAACATTGATATGGTTCGGCAATTTCCGGACTCTGCAACATTGTAACGCTGTGCCAGGCGGCCGTTTGCGTGGACACTGACACGGTGTCGCCGCACTGCGTTCCACGTCTGTTCCTTTCGGCGCCGGCGCGTTATGTCTGATCGATGCGATGGACGCCCGACACCATCCGGGCCAAGGCCGACGCCATGGAGCGCCGGCTCGACCGCCCCGCCACGGTGACGCCGGAGACGACGCGACTCGTGGTCGAGGCGCTGCGCTTCTTCGCGGCGCGGGGCTTCGCCGAGCGCCAGGACGGCTACACGATCGAGGTGTGGGACACGCGGCGCGGCACCGTGGCCGAGGAGGTCGGCCAGATCGCCATCCTGGCGGTGGCGGAGGCCGTGTTCGACGCCGTGCTCGAGGCGCGGCCCGGCTGCCTCGTCACACTGCGCAAGAAGGCGCTCAAGCTGCGGGAGCGCAGGGCGCCGGGCGCGGCCGCTGCGGACGGGGAAGCGCCGGGGCAGGGTGAATGAGCAAGGCGAGCTCGAGATCGCCAATGGTCTACCGGATCGGTCAGGTCCTCGCCCTGTTTCAGCCTTGATTGATGCTCGCTGCAGGCTTTACCCTAAGGGCTTCAAGGCGTCGGGAGGGCGACCATGCTCGGGGCTCTGGTCAAAACTGCTATCGTCGTCGTCACCCTTGGCTTGGTCTCGCCTGGCTCAACCGCTGACCTGAAGCAGACCGGAGATCACTACTGGATCGCCCTGGCGAGCCGGCAGACTGCCGACGAGGCGATCACCATCGCACGCCGTTACACTGCGCTGCGTCCCTCTGTCGTGAGTTCGATCAACGGTTGGTACGCTGTCGTAGTCGGCCCCCGCAGCGTTCAGCAAGGGCTCGGCAAAACGACGCTGGAAGCGCTGGTGAAGAGCGATTTCATTCCCAGCGACGCCTATCTCACCCGTGGCGATGGCTACGCCGCGTTGGTTTGGAGGACGCCAGCCTCACCAATTCTCACCAGTTCGAAGTATGACGGCACCACCGATGCCGTCCTCCACAGCGGAGCGTTGCGGGTCATACTGTCGAGCGTACCTGTTGACGGTGAGGATCGAGCGCCCGTGGCGACCGGGAGTTTCGACGGGAAACCAGCTTTCGCGTTGGTTGTCGGGAAAGAGAACCCAAATCCGAAGCCGGCGTCGGAGGCGATTACGATCCGTCTCGACCACTCATCGCCGGAACCGCAGGTCGTCCTCACCTACTTCTGGCAGGGGGCTCATTGTTGCACCATGACCCGCATCGCCTCAATGCATCCAGACGGCACTTGGAAATTGATTGATGGCGAAACGCTGGATGGCGTGGAAGGGTACCACTTCGAGGACATCACCGGCTCGGGTCAGATCGATCTGACCAGCACGGACCAAGCCTTTCCGTACACCTTCGCGTCCTACGCCTCGTCGGTGTCGCCGACCCGAATCCACCGTCTCGAGGGTGACCGCATCGTCGATGTGACACGGGAGCCGCGCTACTACGAGTTTCTCAAACAGGAGCTCGCCGGCATAGAGAGCGGCGTGAAGCCGAACGATCCCGTCTGGCACGACAACGGCTTCCTCGCCGGCTGGGTCGCTGCCAAGATGCTGGTTGGCCAAGGGGCGGACGCTTGGTCCAGAATGCTGACGGGGTACGATCGCAGTCCGGATTTCGGTCCCGAGACGTGCGCGATCGACAAGCCAGTCGACAGTTGTCCCGACGCGAAGAAAATTCGCACTGCATTCCCAATCGCGCTCAAGGCGTTCCTAGTAGAACGAGGCTACATCCTGAATGCGTCACTGTACCCGACCCCGCCGCAGGATTTCACTCCCGAAGCACCTGTCGTATCAGCGCCGGCCATGCCGTCCGGCGCACCACCCGCCCTGCAGCAGTGCACCGATAGCTCGGACACTGCGCGGAAGCTCATCTATCAAATGTTCGTGGGCCGGAAGCTGCAATCCGGAGAGGCATACGACCTTGTGACGCTTGAAGGCGACACGACACTCGAAGCCAGCGACTCGGGAATCGGCCGCATCGTCTGCGCAGTCACCTACGACCTGAACCTAAAGAGCCTCGTCGGACGGCTTGCCGAAAACGGCGAGTTCGGTCGTGCAGAGGCGCTGGGGAGGCTGATGCGGCGCTCGGGCACGATGGCCTCGACCCGGGTGCAGTATAGCGTGAAGCCGACGGCGACCCCGGGTACAAGCTACGTTGAGCTGCTGCGATAAGGCGGGGCGTCCGGACCCAGTGGGTCGGTTTGGTTCCGGGAAGGGGGCATTATCGGCAGAACGTCGAGCTGTTCTCCTCCCGCTCGATCGCTCGCTTCTCCCGCGCGATGATCATCTCGACATCGAAGCTTTTCGACTCTCGACGTTCTTGGATCACGATCACACCAGGGTAGATCTCTTGGGGCATGAAGGTCCTCAAGATCTCTCTGTGAACGTCAGCGTCGGTGTCGGAGAGTTGGTTTTGATGCAGCACGGTGTGGCTCCTTGATCCGCGGATCGAGTTGCCCGATGCACCATCCATCCTGGACCGCATAGCCCTGTTTCACTTCCGGGAAGGCGCGTTATCGGAAGCGAATCCCGCAGCGCAGCAGTGAATGGTGAGCGACATGGTGGAGCAGCCGACACCGGACGAATACCAGACCCTGATGAACGCGGCTTTGGCCGCATACGACGCAAAGATCGTCTCCGTCGAAGTCAGTTCCGACGATCCGACGACCTTTCTCCTCACCTTGAAGCTTCCCGAGCCGCTTCGGCAGATAAGGCTTGTGGCCGAACCATGATGGACGCCTTGACCTTCTTTGGTCTTTTCGCGGTAACGGCCATGCTCGTCACCTACGCCCTGGAAGAGCGAAGCCCGTGGTTCACGCTTGCTTTTGCGGGGGCATGCGCTTTGGGATCGTCCTACGGGTTCCTGCAGGGCGCTTGGCCGTTCGGACTCGTTGAGGGCGCCTGGACCATCGTCGCCATGAACAAATGGCGGATACGGATGTCAAACTGACCCACTACCGGAGCATGGAAATGGTTGATCGCTACACTAAAATTGTACTCACGATTATTGCGTTAGCGTTGGTCGCCCTGGTAGCACAGAACGAGCTTCCAAGGGCATGGGCGCAAACTGCCGGTTGCGGCAACTCCTTGTATGCGCAGCAACCATGCACGGTCGTTTGGACTTCTCCCTTGCCGGTACGCGTTTATCAGTAAGGGGTCGCCGTTCAGATTAGGACACTACCGACGTGAGGGCGCCCGTTCATCCCGTTCGTGGTATGTGCTCTTATGGACGCCCCCACGCCCTGGTCTCCGCCGACGGTCGCCGCGCGACTGGTCGCCGCCTATCGGCTGATGCCGGGCCGGCCCGTGCTGAGCAGCGCGGCGGGATTCAGGGTCGAAGGGGAGGGGGTGGCCGAGGTCTTCGCCTGGCCGGACCGCTTTCTGGCCGACCCCTGGGACCGGCGCGTGCTAACCACCTGGGCCTATTGCATCGCCATGGGCTTGTCGGTGCGCGAGCGCTACCGCGGCTTCGGCTGGCCGCGCCGCACGGCCGAGCGCCGGCGCCGCCTGGCGCTGGCCGCCATCGCCGACGGTCTCAATCGGGAATTGACAGTGGCACCAAAGGCCCCCCAGCCTCCGGAGCAGGCGCCTGTTCGCCCGGACGATCGCGCGGAGCCACCATGAAGCCCACGGCCGTGGACCCGATCAACTCGTTCCAGCGCGACGACATGAGTCTTCGGGCGCGCCGGGTCCGCCGCGACATCCGCGGCCGCACGGCGGCCGTGAAGGGCAGGCGCCCCGACCTGCTCGGCCCCACGAAGGAGCGGTCGGAGAAGCCCGATCATCCGGTGAAGACCGCTGGCGGTTTCTACCGGGCACCGATGCCGATCGAGCGCCTGCGTGACCAGAACAAACTCGACCCGCTCCCGCATTTGAACCAGGCGATGTACGAGGCCTCGGAAAAGCTGGTGGGCTATTATGAGGGCGCACGCCTGGTCGGCGTGAAGGCGCAGGATCTGACCCGGGTCAGCGGCGGCGGCGGCGACAATGACGCGCCGGACCGCGCCGAGCATTGCCGGGCCGAGTTCAGAAAAGCCTGCGTGCTCATGGGCTGGCCGTCGGCCTTTCCTCATCGCGGGGCAGGGCGGCTGACAGTGGCGGTGGTCTGCGAGGGCCACGGGGTCAAGCAGGCGGCCGACCTCTACCGGCCCGGTGGCTCCGACGCGGCGCGGCTCGGCGCCGGAATGGATGCGCTCCGCGAGGGGCTGTTCGCTCTCGCCGTGCATTGGCGTTTGGTGCGCGGCTGAGTCCGGCCCTTGCACTTGGCACCGAGATCTGCCTATAAAAGCCCATCGCACAGATTTGCGCCCGGAGCCGGAAACGGTGATCCGGGCTTTTTCGTCTCTTGAGGGTCGCGATGTGAGCCCTGCCGACGAACTCGCGACCGAGATCCTCAAGATCCGTCGCGACGTGCAGCAGATCGACGCGCTAAGCCGCACGCGACCGCACATCTTCGCCGAACAGAAAGACGCGCTGGCCAAGCGCCTCGATGGGGTCGCGACGAAGCTGCGCGTCACCTTCGGCGGCACGCCCACCCGGTACCGCACGGGCGCGATCGTGAGTGGCAAGGGGCGTCACGTCCAGGTCGAGCGCCGCAGGGCCGGGGCAGGATGATCAAGACCGAGCGCTTCGCCTATTTCGACAACGACTGCCAGCATCATGAGGTGCTGCAGATTTGGGCCAGGATTCCGGCCACCGGCGTGTGGATGATCGTCTCGACCCAGGCCGTGACGATCGACCCGAACCGTGTCCCGGTCTTCCCCACCCGCTAACCATGCTCCGGGAGGTCCCGCGATGCGCCAACGCTCCGCGGTGCGGGACTACGGCGCGCCGCCGCAGGCCGACGCTCCCGTGCCGGCGCAGCCGGTGCCGATCGTCTGGGTGCTGGCCCAGCTGACCCCGCACTTCGCGGTGCTCGGCGCCTCGCGCTGCTACTTTCGGCTGCGCGACGAGTTTCTCGACCTGTGCCGCACGGCCGATGCCGAGGGCCGCGTCGTGACCATGGCGCTGCTGCCAACGGACCTCCTGCCGTAAGATTTTCCCATGCCCAACCTGCCGGCTCTCTGCGACAGCAGACCGATCGGCGGGAATGGCGTTGCGACCGCAGATTTCACGGATGTACTGAAATCTGCGGTCGACTATGCCCGAGCCGAAACGTCGGAGGGTACGCGCCGCGCCTACGCCAGTGACTGGCGCGCCTTCGAGGCCTGGTGTGCCTCAGTGGCACAACAGCCGCTGCCGGCCTCCACGGCCGCCGTGGCGGGCTACCTGGCCCATATGGCCGACGCTGGCCTGAAGGCATCCACCATCAATCGCCGCGCCGCGGCCATCGCCTACCGGCACCGCCTGGCCAACCTGACGCCGCCGACCGGCGCCGAGAGCGTGAAAGCGGTGCAGCGCGGCATCCGCCGCACCATCGGCACCCGGGTCGACCGCAAAGCGCCGGCGACCGCCAAGGCCATCAAGGCCATGGTGGCGGCGATCCCCGACACACTCGCCGGCCGGCGCGATCGCGCGCTGCTGCTGACCGGATTCGCGGCCGCGCTGCGGCGCTCCGAGCTCGTGGCGCTCGACGTCGACGACCTCGAGCGAACGCCGGACGGCCTCTTCGTCCACATCAGGCACTCGAAGACCGACCAGGAGGGCGCCGGCCACATCGTGGCGGTGCCGCGCGGCGGCAGGCTGAGGCCGGTTCACGCCGTCGAGGACTGGCTCGAGGCGGCCGGCATCACGACGGGCGCGGTGTTCCGGTCGATCGGCAAGGGCGGGACACTGAGCGGCAAGCGGTTGAGCGACCGCTCCGTCGCCGACATCGTCAAGCGCTGGGCCGCCGCCGCGAAGCTCGATCCGACGTTGTTCGCGGGGCACTCGCTGCGGGCCGGCTTCGTGACCTCGGCGCTTGAGGCCGGCGCCGACCCGCTGAAGGTGATGGACGTCACCCGGCACAGCCAGGTGCAGACCCTCAAGGGCTACGACCGCCGCGCCAAGGCCTTCAAGGACCACGCCGGCAAGGGATTCCTGTGATGCAAGTTTCTGCGATACACGCATTGGCCAGCGCAGCCATGGGCCTGTGTGTTCCAGCTCCCGCCGACATGGTGCTGCCGTCCGCGCCGCGGCCGACGCGCCGCACCGTGGCGGCCCTGCACCGCTCCATCGGGCGCTCGCGCTACAGCGGTGCCCATACCCGCGCCATCCAGGCCGACCCACATCGCCAGGAATGCGTCCGTCGACGCCGGCAGGCGGCCCAGCGCGTAGCGGCCTGAGGCCGTGCGATCCGTCCTGCTGTGCGCCGCTATCTGGATCGGCGCGAGCGGGGCGGCCGCGATCGGCATGATGGAGGCCGGCCGCATCCTCTCCGACGCGATCGGCGCCGTCCTGGCCGCCACCGTCTTGGGCTTCTGACCATGGATTCCTCGCCCTGGATCGTGCGCCGCGGCCGTGCCGATGCGTGGCAGTACGTCTGGAAGGCAACGAGCGATGCGGCGGCCGTCGTGTGGACCGACCACGAGACAGAGGCGCAGCGCTTCGGGAGCAAGGCGTCTGCCCTGACCTTGGCGGAACGGATCGCGGCCGGCGGCACCGAGGTCGCGGTGTTCTCGCCGGAAGTCCCCGCGACGCCTGCCATCGGCAGCTTCGTGTGCAGCTTCACGTCGATCGAGGCCATCCGGTTCGACGGGACCCGCGAATCCGCCCTGGCGATCGCCGCCGCTTTCCCCGGCCGGGTCGGGCTCGACGTCGCCCAGGACGACGTGCTGCTGGCCCTGTCGCGTGACCCGCTGCTCGGCCGCGAGGCGCTGCGCCCGGTGCCGCCCGGTTCGTGGCTGGTGGCGCGCTACGGCCGCATGGGCCAGCTCGACCTCTTCACCGACCGCCACTTCCGGGTTCTGCACGAGCCCTATCCCACGAGCCTCGCATGAGCACCGGAAGCGCCGTCAAGGCGATCAACCCCGCGGCCGCGTCGCCGTTCGCCAATTTCAGCAACGGCGCCCTGGCCGACGCCCTGGGCGACCTCGAGGCCACCATCGAGCTGGCGCAGAAACGCCAGAAGCTGGCGCGCGACGAGATGACCCGTCGCCACGCCAATTGGCTCGACGGGACGCGCTTCAGCGTCGCCAAGGCCACGCTCGACACCCATACGCTGGACGCCAAAGCCGTTCGGCTCGAGATGGGCGACGCCTGGTACGAGGCGCGCCAGAAGCCCGGCACCCGGACCACCTATACGGTGACCGCAAAGCCGCTCGAGCAGCTCGGCGTTTCCGCGTGAGCCTACGGTCGAGCCGCTGGCTGATCGAGCTGCGCGAGGGCTTGCGGCCGCAGGGCCTCTACCTGCATGCGTTCGACGACGGCGGGCAGGAATGGTCTTCCGACTGGGCCCGCGCGCTGCGCTTCGCCACCAAGCAGGACGCCGAGCGCTTCGGCTTCGACCACCTCGATCGCGACTTCGTCGCCTCCGAGCACATGGCCGTCGATTTGGTCGAGCATCCCGATCGCGAGGACGCGCTGGAAGACGCCTTCTGAACCTACCCTCGTCCGACGAGACGGGGGCCTGGGCTGCGCAAACAGCCCGAGCCGCGAGCTCACAACTCGCATGACCTTGAGCCGGCCGCTCCCGCGGCCATCCCGCCACCGCACGTGCGGCCGGGTCGATGAGCCTCAAGACCATGCAACAGATCGTTACTGCCCCGGCTCCGCCGGTCTCTCGGCCCGGCGACGTTTGGATGCTGGGTCGCCACACGCTCGTCTGCGGCGACTCGCGGGATGCCGCCATTGCGGCGCTGGCGCTCCGAGGCGCGGCACCGCAGCTGATGGTGACAGATCCGCCCTACGGCGTGAGCTACGACCCGGAATGGCGCGTCAGGGCGGCGCGGGCCGGCCTGCTCGGCAAAAGGATCGGCGCCGCCGCGATCGGCAAGGTCGCCAACGACGATCGCGCCGACTGGCGCGACGCCTGGGCCCACTATCTGGGCGACGTCGCCTACGTGTGGCACGGCGCCCTCAACGGATGCATCGTTCGGACGAGCCTCGAAGCGACGGGCTTCCTGATCCGGTCGCAGATCATCTGGGACAAGGGCCGGCTGATCATCAGCCGCGGCCACTACCACTGGCGTCACGAGCCCTGCTGGTACGCGGTCCGCCGCGGCCGCACCGCCCACTGGGCCGGCGACCGCAAGCAGGTGACGGTGTGGCAGGTGCCGCACCGCCGCAGCGAGACCGGCCACAGCACGCAGAAGCCCATCGAGGTGATGCAGCGTCCGATGCTGAACCACACGCGGCCGGGTGACTCCGTCTACGACCCTTTCGTGGGCTCGGGCACGACGATCGTGGCGGCGGAGAGCATCGGGCGTGTTGTCCATGCGATCGAGATCGACCCCGTCTACGTCGACGTCGCGGTCCGCCGCTGGGAGAAGCTGACCGGACGCACGGCCGAGAAAGCTTGAAGGGGCGGGGTCACACCCGGGCCGCGGTTTGGCTTCCGGGAAGCACAGTTATCGGAAGTGAACCGCTCTCTGAATCGGTGTTGATGCGCGATGCGGATCGAGGTGAAGTTCTCGGGCTCGAGCCTGGCCGGTTTCGCGGATCGGGTCGCGGCGTTGGGAGCCCAGGGCCAGGTCGAGCTGGCTCGCGGCCTGAACGAAGCCGGAGATCTTGTCCGGACGCAGGTCCGACGCGCCCTCAAGGACCAGATGGGTGTCACCCATTATTCCACGATCGTGGACACCACGGGGTCCCGACCGGCGACCCCGAACGGCACTGGCGTGCTGGACTACGAGATCAACGCTTCGGCCAAGGGTTTGCGGATCGCCGAGTTCCCTGTCTCGGCGAGCGCCGGGGGACCCGTCACGGCGATGACCTGGGGTGTTCCGCACACGTTTCAGCGGTCTTTCGTGACAAGCAAGAGGGGCCTCTTGCGCGCCCGTCGTGGGGCCGCTCGGGAGCCGATCCGGACCCTCAAGGGGCCGTCGCCCGCGAAGGAACTCGTCAAGGAACAGAGCCTCCACACATTCGAGCACGCCGTCGCGTCGGTCGTGGAACCGGTCGTGGTTAGGCGCCTGGCGCGGCTCGTGCCGTAGCCGGCCCGTGTGAGGCCCGTGGGCGGGCATCCGGGCTGTAGAGGTCGGGCGGACAGCGGAGTAGGTAGCATGGGGCGTCACAGGGCCGTTTCGCAGGCACCGCAGGCCGCCTGTCGGCCCCTCGCCGAGGCAATTGGGTCCTCCCCAGCCGGGCCCGGCCGCCCGCGGGTGCCAAAGCATGCGGAACCCCTCTAGTTCCAGGCCATTTTTCCGAGGTTCGCAGGGGTGGCGACAGGGATCTCCGGACGGCGACTCGCCAAGGAGCTTGGGCTCTCCGAGGCCGCGGTCCGCAAAGCCGTCAGGGCAGGGCGCATCAAGCCCCTCGCGGATGGCTCCTTCGATGTCGACACTTGCCGCGAAGCCTGGGGCAAAGCCACCGATCCGGCGCGCACCAAGGTTCGCGAACCTGCGCACCAAGGTACGCGCACCCCGGTGCGCACCGCGGAGGAAGCCAAGGCCGCCGTCGCGCTGATCGCGCGTGTGCTGACCGCCGAGGGCATCACCTACTCGGGCGAGGTCGACTACAACGCCGCCCGCACGGCCGACACGATCCTGAAAGCCTACGAGCGCGACCTGAAGATCGCGCAGCGCCGCAGGGAGCTGGTTCCGATCGCTAGCGTCAAGGAACACGTCGGGCGCAGCTTCATCGGCCTGCGCCAAGCCATCCAGAGGATTCCGAGCCGCCACGTGCCGGCGATCGCCGCGGAGCTCGGCTGCGACCCCGCCGCCCTCGACGCGGCCCTGGCGAAAGCGATCGCGATCGAACTCGATGCTCTGTCAGCTCCGGTGGTCAGAGCCTGACACCGCCTACGCGGGCGCCGAGGACGTCGAGGCTGCGCTCCGCGACGCCGTTCGTCCCGACCCGATCCTGACGGTCTCGGAGTGGGCCGACCGCTACCGTATCCTCTCGACGAAGCTCGCGGCCGAGGCCGGCCGGTACCGCACGGCCCGCACGCCGTTCCTGCGCGACGTCATGGACGCGCTGTCGCCGACCCATCCGGCCCGACGGGTCGTGTTCATGAAGGCGGCCCAGGTCGGGGCGACCGAGGCCGGCAACAACTGGCTCGGCTTCATCATCCACTGGTCGCCGGCGCCCGTCATGGCGGTCTGGCCCACGGTGGACACCGCAAAAAAGGTCAGCCAGCAGCGCATCGGGCCGCTGATCGAGGATAGCCCCGAGCTTGCAGCGCTGATCGCGCCGTCGAAGCAGAAGGATTCCGGCAACACCGTCCTGGCGAAGAGCTTCCCGGGCGGCATCCTGGTGATGACGGGCGCCAACTCCGGCGTCGGGCTCAGGTCCATGCCGGCCCGCTACGCCTTCCTCGACGAGATCGACGCCTATCCGGGCGACGTCGACGGCGAGGGCGATCCGATCGCCCTGGTGGCCAACCGCACCACGACCTTCGGCCGCTCGGCCAAGATGTTCTTGGTGTCGACTCCCACACTGCACGGCGAGAGCCGCGTCGAACGGGAGTTCGAGGCCTCCGACCAGCGCCGCTATTTCGTGCCGTGTCCGCATTGCGGGGCCGAGCAGTGGCTCAAGTTCGAGCGGCTGAAGTGGGAACCGGGCCGACCCGAGGCCGCCGCCTACATCTGCGAGGCCGAGGGCTGCGAACAGCCGATCGCCGAGCGGCACAAGACGGCCATGCTGGCGGCCGGTTGCTGGCAGTCCACGGCTGAGCCCAAGGACCCGGGCGCCGTCGGGTTCCACATCTCGGCGCTCTACTCGCCGCTCGGCTGGCTGTCCTGGGAGGACCTGGCCCGCGAATACGAGGCCGCGGCGGGCGACAATGCCAAGCTGAAGACCTTCAAGAACACGCGCCTCGGCGAGACATGGTTCGAGCAGGGCGACCAGCTCGACTGGGAGCGCATCTACGCCCGCCGCGAGTCCTGGCCGGCAGGCACGGTGCCGCGCGGCGCCAGCTTGCTGATGGCCGCGGTCGACGTCCAGGCGAGCCCAGCCCGGCTCGAGCTGCACGTCTGGGGTTTCGGCGAGGCGCTCGAGAGCTGGGCGATCGACTGCCGCACGTTCCCTGGCGCGGCCGACGATCCCGCCACTTGGCGTGGCGTCGAAGAGGCGCTCGACGACACCTGGACCCACGCGTCCGGCGCCGAGCTGAGGATCGACCTGCTCGCCGTCGACACCGGCGACCAGACGACCGCGGTCTACAGCTGGATCGCCAAGCAGGATCAGGCCCGCGTGCTCGCCATCAAGGGCAAGCGCGGCTTCGAGATCAACGCCCCGGTGGGGACGCCCACCTACATCGCGCTCGGCAACCGCCGCAAGGCCATCGCGCTCCGCACCGTCACGGGCGACGTGTTCAAGGCCGAGCTCTACCGATTCCTGGCGCTGCCCCGGCCGACCGACGAGGAGGTCGCGGGATCGGGCTATCCGCCAGGCACCGTCCATATCCCGGACCGTCTCGACGCCGAATGGTGCCGCCAGCTCGTCGCCGAGCGTCGCGTTCGTCTGAAGTCCGGCCGCTTCGAGTGGCGCAAGGAGCACCTGCGCAACGAGGCCCTCGACTGCCGGGTCTACGCCCGCGCGGCGCTGTGGACCATGGGGGTCGCGGCCTGGAAGCCGGCGAAGTGGCGCAGCCTGCGCGACCGCCGCGGCCTCGACCACGTGCCCGTCGCATCCGCCCCCGTGCCGCCAAGGCCTCCGCGGGTGCGGGCACCCGCTCGCCGGGTGGTCCGCTCCGGCTACATGATGGATTGATCCTGATGGCCACAGCTGCCGACCTCCAGGCCGCCATCGACGCCATCGAGGCCCAGCTCAACAGCGGCGTCAGCCAGGCGGCCGAGAACGGGCGGATGCTGCGCTACGACTTGGCATCGCTGCGCCAACGTCGGGCCGAACTGATCGCGCAGCTGAACCGCCTTTCCGGCACGCCTCAGATCCGGCGCATCTTGACACACTCGCCCACCAAGGGGCTGTAGCCTTGGGCCTGTGGTCGCGCGTCTTCGGCGGATTGCCGCGGGCCCAGGCGCGCATCGGCCAGGGCTACGAGGGCTCGCGGCTCGGCCGCCGCCTGCGCGGCTGGGTCGCCGAGCGTCGCACCATCAACGCGCTCTTGGCGTCGGGCGGCGACCAGTTGAGGGCCCGGGCGCGGCAACTCTGCCGCGAGAACCCCTATGCCGCCAATGCCTGCGAGGCGTTCACGGCCGCTGCAGTCGGGGCCGGCATTAAGCCGTCGTCGCTGGTCGCCGATGCCGATACCAGGGCCGCGATCCAGCGCGCCTGGCTCGCATGGACTGATGATGCCGATGCCGACGGCATCACGGACTTCTACGGTCTGCAGGCGCTGGCGGCCCGCGCCATGTTCGAGGCCGGAGAGGTGTTCATCCGCTTCCGGCCGCGCCGTCCGTCGGACGGCTTGTCGGTGCCGTTGCAGATCCAGCTGCTCGAGTCCGAGATGCTGGCCTTCACGCTGAACGAGCCGGCCGGGAACGGCAACGTGATCCGCGAGGGCATCGAATTCGACGCCATCGGCCGACGCGTCGCATACCACTTCTACAAGTCGCATCCGGGCGAGATCTACCCCGTGATCTTCGACTTCTCCTACAGCCGCGTGCCTGCCACCGAGGTGCTGCATCTCTACAAGCCGCTGCGGCCGGGCCAGATCCGCGGCCAGCCGCAGATCACGCCCTCCATGGTCAGGCTGTACCTGCTCGACCTTTATGACGACGCCGAGCTGGACCGCAAGCGCGTGGCCGCGATGTTCGCGGGCTTCATCACCAAGAAGACGTCCGAATCCGACCTGCCGATCCCGACCGACCCGGGAAGCCTCGGGCCACTCGCCGAGACGCCGGGGCCGGACACGGCGATGGCCCAGCTCGAGCCCGGCATGCTGCAGGTGCTTGAGGACGGCCAGACGATCACGTTCTCGAACCCGGCCGAGGTCGGCGGTTCCTACGAAGCCTTCATGTGGCGCAACCTGCTGGCCATCGCGTCGGGCGCCGGTGTGCCCTACTCGTCCGTCACCGGTGACACGTCGAAATCCAACTATTCGAGCTCTCGCGAGAGCCAGGTCGAGTTTCGGCGGCGCATCGATCAGGTCCAGCATCTCGTGCTGGTCTTTCAGATGTGCCGGCCGATCTGGATCCGGTGGATGGAGACCGCCGTGATGGCCGGCGCCATCCCGATCACGCCTCGCGCCTTTGTCCTCACGCGGACCGCGTTCCTCGCGGTCAAGTGGATCGCGCCCAAATGGGACTGGGTCGACCCCTGGAAGGACCGCAAGGCCGAGCAGCTCGCCCTGGAGATGGGCGTCAAGTCCCGTTCCGACGCGATCGAGGCCGAGGGCGAGGAGCCCGAAGCCAACGATCTCCGCATCCAGGCCGATCGCCGGCGCGAGATCGCCATGGATCTCGGGTTCCGGCCCGTGACGATCCGCGAGAACGTCAACATCGGCGCCCAAGCCGCCACGCCCGATGAGGCGGTCAAGGCCGCACGCGACGGCGGCGACACGCGGGACGATCCCCAGGCCACATCGTAACGCGGGCTCCTGGCCCGCAGGCAGGCGGACAGGATGTCCCCGCGACCGGCCGTGCTTAAAGGAACTCACCGATGGCCTGCAGGGTCGACGGCCGCACGATCGTCCTGTCGGGCGACGTCGGCGACATGGGCGGATGGTACTTCGACGACGACGAGCGGGGGTTCACCTCGTCCGACGTCATCGCGGCCCTGGCTCAGGTCGGCGACGCCAACGACGTGACGATCCGGTTGAACAGCGGTGGCGGCATCGCAACCGAAGGCTCCGCCATTCACGCGGCGCTCGCGCGGCACAAGGGAAGGAAAGTCGTCATCGTCGAAGGCATCGCTGCCTCCGCGGCGTCCGTCCTGGCCATGGCGGGCGACGAGGTCGTGATGAGCCTCGGTGCCCTGCTCATGATCCACGACCCCTCCGGCTTCACCGTGGGCACGATCGTCGACCACCAGCAGCAGATCAACGCATTGACCGCGCTGGGCGACGCCATGGCGTCGATCTACGCAGCCAAGTCCGGCCAGGATCAGGGCGCCTGCAGGGCCGACATGCAGGCCGAGCTGTGGATGACGGCCGATCAGGCCGTCTCCAAGGGCTATGCCGACCGCGTCGAGGGCGTGGGAGACGCATCCGCGGTACCGACCGAGCCCGCCCCCTTCGACTACACGGCTTACCGCCACGCCCCGCCCCGCATGGTCGCGCTCGCACGCGCCAGGCGCTGGGACCGGGCGACGTCGAAATCGACGCCGACGGCGAACGCCGCTTCCGAAACACCTGACCAGGAGCCCGCCGTGGCCACCGAAGCCGAGATCCAGGCCCGCATCGATGCCGCTGTCGTGGCCGAGCGCGACAAGCATGTCGGCACCTTGGTGGTGTCGGCCCGCGAGGACGGCAGTGCAGCCGCCACCGCGGCGACCGCCGCCACCGCTCCGGTCCCGGCCGCCCAGCCTGCGACGTCCCGCGCCCAGGTGGCCGAGATCGCCCGCCTCTGCAACGAGGGTGGCGTGCCCGCCATGACGGCCTCGCTGCTGGCCGAAGGCGCAACGGTCGAGCAGGCTAAGGCGAGGATCGCGTCGGCCGGCCAGATCACTGAGATGGTGGCGCTGGCCCGCCGCCAGAACCCGGCCGTGCCCGAAAACCTGGCCGCCACCATGCTGGCGGAGGGCAAGAACGTCGAGCAGGCCCGCGCCGCGCTCTTCGACCAGCTTGTCGGACAGAGCGAGGCGGCCCCCGTAGCCTCCTACCACCGCGCCGGCGCCGGCGGAGCGGATCGCGCCGGCGTGACCGACGCCCGCGCCAGGAGCAAGGCCAACATGGTGGCGCAACTGAAACGCCAGGGCCTGTTGCCCGCAACGGAGGTCTGAACCTTGTCCATCACGCTCGACAGCCCGAACTACGCCTCCGACTGGCTCAAGGGCGAGTCCCAGGCCGGAGAATATTTCTCCCGCGACACCGGCGTGCTGGCCCAAGGGCAGGGCGTGCTGGTCACCGGCACCGTGCTGGGCATCCGCACGGCCGACGGCAAATATGTCATCGCCGCCACCGGCACCACCGACGGGTCGCAGAGCGCGGCCGCCATCCTGTTCAACGCTTCGGTCGACACCACGAACGGCGACCAGTCGATCGTGGTGATCTCGCGACACGCCACCGTGATGCACCAGGGCCTCGTCTGGGGACCTGCCATCAACTCCGCCGCGCTGCGGGCTGCCGCCGCGCAGCAGCTCGCCCAGCACGGCATCATCGACCGCCAGGGCGCCTGAGGCCCCGCCGGCGCCGCGCCGGCACTGATGTTCCCCCCCGGGGCGGATGTGCCGCCGTCTTTCCGTCCACCAAGGGCTGCCTCCCGGGCGGCCCTTTTCTTTGAGGGCCCGTCGCCGTGCCGACCACCATTCTCGACATCTTCGACGACGCGGCCTTCAACGCCGTGTCCCTGACCGACAACGTCAACATCGTTCCCAACACATACGGGCTGCTGCAGCAGCTCGGGCTGTTCAACGACGAGCCGATCCCCACCACCTCGGTGGCGATCGAGATCCAGAACGGCGTGCTGAACCTGCTGCCGTCCCGGCAGCGCGGCGCCCCGCCGAGCTTCGGCACGCCCGAAAAGCGGCACCTCAAGAGCTTCGTCATCCCACATTTCCCGCACGACGATTCGGTGCTCGCCACCGACGTGCAGAATATGCTCGCCTGGGTCAGGGGGCTGCAGGGGATGCAGCTCGAGACGGTGCTGGGCTACACCAACCGCAAGCTGATCGGCATGCGGCGCAAACATGCCATCACGCTCGAGAACCTCCGCATGGGCGCCGTCAAAGGCGTGATGCTCGACGCCGACGGCTCGGCGATCGTGAACTACTTTACCGAATTCGGGGTGACGCCCCCGCAGTTCGACTTCACCTTCGGGGCGCCCGCCGTCAACGGCGCGCCCTTCAACATCGGCTCCGTGGCCACCGCCGTCACGGGCTACATGGAAGACAACCTCATGGGCGACACCATGACGGGGGTCCTGGCACTGTGCTCGCCGAGCTTCTTCCGCAGGTTCGTGTCGCATCCGAGCGTGGTCAACGCCTACCAGTTCTATGCTGCGACCCAGAACCCGAACCGCAACGACGTCCGCCGCGGTTTCACCTTCCAGGACATCACCTGGCGGGAATACCGCGGCTACGCCACCTACCTCAACGAGGACAAGACGACGACGAAGTCCTCCTTCGTGCCGGATGGCGACGCCCGCTTCATCCCGCTCGGCACCAGCGAGACCTTCACGAACTATTGGGCGCCGCCCGATTTCATGTCGGCCGTCAACGAGGCCGGCGAAATGCCCGACATCATGAGCCAGGTGTTCGTGGCGCCGCTGGAGCCCAAGCGCTTCGGCAAGGGCATCGACATCCACACGGAATCAAACCCGCTCCCCGTCTGCAAGCGGCCCGCGCTGCTGGTCCGCGGCTTCTCGTCCAACTGAGTGGCGCGGGCTCCGGCCCGCCGACGAACGCACAGGCGGGCAGGATGTCCGCGCACCAGATGAGGGTCGACCCATGGTCAAGCTCACCAAGAAGGGCGGCGACGCCGCCCCCGAAGGCAACCCGGGGGCGCCGGGTCCCGTCTACTTTCCCTGGGACGCGGCCTTGAAGGGCATCGCCACCGGCGCTTACGACGTCAACGGCGATCCGCAGGCCGAGCGCGGCCCGGACCAGCCCGGTGCCCAGACGCCGGCGCCCGGCACCAAGCCGCTCGATGGTAGCGACGAGAAGGCCGCCGAGGGCGACACGCTGACCAATATCGCCAAGGTCTCGGCCCCCGGTGCCGCGGCGGCTGGCCTGCCCAAGGATCCACCGCCGGCCCAGTCGGGCCGCGAGCCGGCCCCGAAAGCGCCGGCCCCGGCCACCAGATAGCGCTCACGGGCAGGCCCGTGAGCGCCTTCGCGGCGGCATTCGGCGCCATGCAGCCAGCTTTCGACGCGGCCTTCGGCGAGCCCGTGCTGATCGAGCCGCAGGTCGTGACGTCGCGCCGTAACCGCTATGTCGCGGGCGGCGCCGATCCGGCCACGCAACCGCGCCAGGTCATCGGCATCTTCCGCGGACAGACCGTGGTCGACCGGGTGCAGAGCGGCGCCACCAACAGCGAGACCGCCGACGTGCTGGCCCAGCAGACCACGGTAGACTTCGACGCGGCGCTGTTCGACTCGACGTCGCTGCCTCAGGAGGGGTGGGTCGTGGTGCTGACGTCGCGCACCGGCCGGCCCCGATGGCGCATCGCGGCCGTGAAGCCGGACTTCGTCGCCAGGATCGCCTGTTCCCTGACCTTCCTGGAAAACAGCGCATGAGCCTCGCGTCTTTCGCGGTGCGGCTCATCCGCCCGCCTGTCTCCTTGGCTAACCCATGAGCCTCGCCTCGTTCGCAGTGCGGATCTGTACGGTCGAGGCGCTGCGCGGCCAGACCTTCGCGGGCGACTCCATTGAGGACAGCCCGATCGACCCGATCGCGCTCGCCGTCACGGCGGCGTCGCCCGTCATCGCGGTGTTCTCGGACGGCGAGGCCCTGCAGCCGGCCGGCACGTCGTTCCTGGCGAGCCGCGACGACGGCAGGGGCCACACCGTCGACCTCACGATGCACATCTTCCTGCCCACCGATCCGGTGATCCGGGTCGACGGCCAGGCCCCGATCGCGCTGGAGGGCCGCGAATCCGGCGCTGCCGTCGCGGTCGACCTCATCCACCGCCAGATCGAGCGCGCGTTGGGGCTCAACGACGGCGTCTGGGCGGACCTGTGGCGCCGCGCCGTGATCGGCATCGTGTCGATCGACGCCAAGGCCTACGTCCTGCAGACCGACAAGGGCGTGCGCCTGCCGGCCCGCGAGATCCTGATGCGGCTCGACGTGCTCGACAGCCCCGGGTTCGGCGATGGGGCGAGCGACTTCTGGCCCGACTTCGTCGCTGCCATGCAGGGGTCCGACGACCTTGCTCCCCTGGCCGCCGTGGTGGCCGGGGCGATCCGGGGCGACGCATTGCCGTCCTGGCGGGACACGCAGGCGCTGCTCGGCCTGCGCGACCGCGACATGCAGGCCATCGGCCTCGGGCCGATCGGCGGCAACCAGGCCGACGACGTCGTGCCGATGGCGTCGGCCGCTCTCGACGACACCGCGGAGGGCACGCCCGACCCGGTCTATTCCGTCACCTCGAGCGGCACGCCGTGAACGACGACCACGGCGACCACATCGGGCAGCTCTACGACCGCATCGCCCAGCTCGAGGGACGGCTGGAGCGCATGTTCCGGCCCGGCACCGTGACCGACGTCGACGTCTCCGACCCGGCGAAGCCGCGCGCCCGCATCGGCGTCGGGGTCGACGATCAGGGCCAGCCCGTCAAGGGACCCGCGGTGCCGTTCTCGACCTTCGCGGGCGCCCGCAACATCCATTCGCCGGTCTCGGTCGGCCAGCAGATGATGCAGCTCGCGCCCGACGGCGACTTCGAGCAGGCTGTGCTGCTGCCGCTCGGCCACTCCGACCAGGTCAAGGCGCCATCAACCGAAGCCGGCACCTTCGTCGACGGTACCGGCGGCACCGACATCCGCTTCAAGGCCGGCAAGCACCAGGTCAAGGCCGGCGACAAGACGGCCCACCTCGTCACCGACAAGGGCCAGCGTCTCGCGGTCGAGGACATCGCCAAGCTGGTCATCAAGATCGGCGGCCAGGCCTTCATGCTCAAGATGAGCGCGCTGCAGCCGACCCAGGACCTCGACGACTTCTGAGGCGAGCAGAGCATGAAACGAAACGACCTCCCAGCCGTGGCGTTCACGATCACTCCCTCCGGAAGCGTGCAGCCTTTATTCTGCGGCCGGGGTGTCGGCGTCGTATTGCAGGCTGAGGTGAAGCCTGGTGGACCCGACCATTCCTTCACGCATGTTCTCGAGCTGAAGTTAGGTCTGCGCAGCGGCGAGCCAGTCCCCTGGGAAACGCTGGCCGACATCACGAATCAGGAACTCGCGGACGGAACCTATTCTACGCTGATGAAGGGCTGAACACTTGCCCTCGACCGGGATCGACCGCCGCACCGGCAAGCTGCTGCGGGGGTGGCCCCATGTCCTGCAATCGATCGAGGTGATCTTCACCACCCACATCGGCGAGCGCGTCATGCGCCGCACCTTCGGGTCCAACGTCCCCGCGATCCTCGGCCGCGAGAACATCGTCACCTCGGCGATCGCGCGCTTCTTCGCCGCCATCGTGGTGGCGATCGAGCTGTGGGAGCCGCGCTTCCGTGTGATCCGCATTATCTTCCCGCCGGACGAGAACACGCCCGACGCCAACCGGACCGGACGCATCGGCATGCGCATCGTCGGCCAATACCGGCCGAACGCGCTTCAAGGCGATTTCACCGTCGAAAGCGTCAAGGACTTCGTCCTGTGACGGCCGGCGCGGCGCAGCCAAGCGCGCCCGGTCTCCGCCTCAGCCAAGGTCCGTCGAGATGAGCAGGTTCCCGGCGACCGCGATCGACTTCTCGCTGCTGCCGGCGCCGTCGATCATCGAGACTCTCAGCTTCGAGGCCATCCTGGCCGAGCAGAAAACGGATTGCCTGGCCAGGCTGGCGGCCGCCGGCATCGTGCTCGACACGTTGACGCTCGAATCCGAGCCCGTCACCGTCATTCTCGAGACCGTGGCCTACCGCGAGGTCCTGCTGCGCGGTCGCGTCAACGATGCCGCCAAGGCGGTGCTGCTGGCCTACAGCTACGGCACCAACCTCGACCACCTCGGTGCCCTGTTCGGCGTGCTGCGCATGGCGCTCGTCGCCTCGCCGCGACCCTTCGCGGCCCATGCCGAGGATTGGGAGGCCGACGACCGCTTCCGACGGCGCATCCAGCTGGCGCCCGACGCCTATTCCAACGCCGGCACGCTGCGCGGCTACATGTACCACGCGCTCTCGGCCTCGCCCGATGTGGCCGACGTCCATGCCTTCTCGCCCCTGGCGGGACGGGTTGATGTCGTGGTGCTGGGTGCCGTCGACGCTGCACCGGGGCCGGGCAAGCTCTCCAACGCCGCCATGTCGGCCCTCTACGCGCGGCTCAACGACGAGGACGTGAAGCCGCTCACCGACGACGTGAGGCTGAGCCAGGCCGCCATCGTCGGCTACACGGTCGACGCGATGCTGCGGGTGCGCCGCGGGCCAGACCCCGGCATCGTCAAGGCCCAGGCCGTGGCGGCCCAGGCCGCCTATTCGGCCGGGCACTTCCTGGTGGACGAGGTCCACTACGCCAGCGCTATCGCGGCGGCCCTGCAGGTGCCCAACGTCTACGAGGTCGTGCTGAACGAACCCTCGGGTCGGATCGTGCCGGGCGACTACGCGGCCGCGCGCTGCACCGGCGCCACGATCCTGACCGAGATCGCCGATGGCTGACGACGTCGCCTCTTTGCTGCCGCGGGAGGCCACGGGGCTCGAGCGCGTTTTCGAACAGGCCGGCGCCCGCATCGACGCGCTGCCGGTCCCCAACGCCACGATCAAGACGCCGAGCCTGGCGCCCGGCCTGTTCCTCAAGTATCTCGCCGGCGAGCTCTCGACCGACCTCTGGTCCGACGACTGGGCCGACGCCAAGATGCGCTCGGTCACGGCCGCGACCCTGCCGCTCAAGACGAGGCTCGGCACGCTCGGCGCCATCCGGGCCTACCTCGAGATCGAGGATGCCGGCGTCATCGACGCGGTGACGCCGCCCCAGATGGCCTTCTATGGCGAGTCGCTGACGAGTAACGAATATGCGGACTGGCTCGCCCGCCTGCCGCAGATCCGCGTCTACTTCCGCGAGGAAAAGGGTACGGCGACCGTCGAGGCATTCTTCGACGACGTCGCCTTCTTCGACGATGCTGCCGCCACCTTCGACACCGCCAGGTCGCTGCTCGGCCGGCATGCCTTCTCCTACGATCCGGAGACCGGTGTCGAGACGCCTCTGACCACGGCCGACATCGAGACCACGGCCACCACGCGAGAGACCGTCACGGCCGAGACCGCCTCGACCACATCGAACGCCAACCACACCGACAGTTTCGTCGACCTCGCCTTCGCGGACGCCAGCTACCTCACCGATCCCGATCCTCAGCCGCAGATCTACAGCTGGTCGATCGTCACCAGTTCGAACCAGACGACCGAACGGGCCAACATCACCGTCTCCCCGTCGCTGCTGGCCATCGACACCCGGCCCGACCGGGTTCAGGTGATCCTGCCCGACGACGGCGGGGCCTTCGCCGATCTCGACGCCGCCGACCTCGGCTTTGCGCTCGACGACTCCGCCGAGATCGCCTTCTACGACCGCATCTACCTCGCCAACCAGAATGTGGTGGCGCCCGTCACCGAGGGTTCGGCCTTCTACGACATCTCGCGCTTCGGCATCGACGCCTACACGGCCGAGCTGCTGATCGACACGCGCGAGCACGCCGCGATCGGCACCGACTTCTTCGACGAGGCTTTCGCCGACGACGCCCTGCCCATCGACGAGGACGCCACCAAGCGCGAGCGCCTCTGCGAAGCGATCCTGCTGGCGCAGTCGGGTCGCGACCGCGTCAAGGCCGATTGGCAGCGCACCCGGGCCGTCACCTTCGGCGACGCGCCCCATTTCGATGGGTCCTGCCGCTTTTCCGAACGTCTCAACCGTGTAAGGCTTTGAATGTCCAGGATCGTTCAAGTCGCCTCGAAGCAGCAGGTCACGGCCGCGGACATCGACGCTATCGGCACGCTGCAGCGCGAGGCCGAGGACTTTCTCGTCCAGGATGTCGTCGGCACGGAGGGGTGCTTCGCCGGTTTTCCGATCGTCAGCCCATCGGCGACGACGCTCACGGTCGGCGCGGGCCGCCTGTTCACCGGCGGCCAAGTCTACGCCAATGCGGATCCGGGCGGTGTCGCGATCGACCTCCTCGGCTTCCTGCCCAACACGCTGAACAACACCCGCATCGTTTCGGTGGTGGGCTACGGCAACGGCGCCCAGGACGACGGCATCGAGCCGCGCACCTTCGTGACCGACGTGACCACGCGAGCCACCGAGGCGCGGCAGACCGCGACGCGCTCGACGCGACGCGCCGTCATCGAGCTGGCCACCGGATCGACCGAGGCGCCGACGCCGGGCCTGCCGCCGATCGCGGCGAACTACGTCGAGATCGCCAGGATCACGCTCGGCACCAGCGGCGTCCTGTCGATCGCCATGATCGAGGCCAACCGCCAGGAGACGATCGACCGGCTCGACGCCCGCGCCACCGCCATCGAGGCGACGGAGGCCGCCACCGGCAAGCAGGTCGCGACGTTGCGTTCGGACCTGTCCAATCTCGCTGCCGCCATCGTGGGCCTGCCGAGCCCCAACATCTTCCAGCAGATCGTGCACACCATCGCCCAGGTGATCCAGCGCGTGAAGGTGCCGGCGGCGGCGCTGAACTTTCATCAGCACAACTTCCTGACGCAGTCGGCCACCAACGCCGACCCGGCCAGCGCCTCCTTCCTGTGCCGCATCCAGGAGGGTGTGCGTTTCGCCTGGGCGGCCCAGCAGATCAGCTACCTCGCCCTGTTCAATCCGCTGGAGCCGCGCGTGAAGGCCGGGTCCGGCACCGGCCTGATGCTGCCCGACTGGACCGAGGCCGCGCGCATCGACACGATCGGCAAGGACGGCGAACTCTCGATCTCGCAGTATCAGTCACAAAACATCACGGCCAGGCAGAAGAGCCTGAGCCGGCAGGTCGTGAATTGGGGAACGAGCTTCACCAAATGCCAGAACTCGCAATGGTGGCAGGACGGATCCTACGACATCAACACGGGCGTCTTCACGCGGAACGGCGAGATGTTCAATGTCGTGCTCGCCGACGCCAACATCGCCTATGGCACGGGCCATACCATCTACCGCCTCCAGCAGTTCTGGACCACGACCGTCGACGACACCTATTGGGCCTACGTGGTCACCAATGTCTCGGCCAACGGAGCCCTGCTGTCGCAGACCTTCCTCAACAGCCAGGCCGGATGGCTGACCTCGATCGACGTCGCCTTCACCCGGGTGGCGGCCTCGGGCGACGTCACGCTCCTGCTCTGCGAGACGTCCAACGGCCAGCCCGATTACAAGAGCGTTATCGCCTCGGTCACCGTCCCGGCCGCGAAGCTGCAAGCCTATCCGGCCACCACCAACTTCCCGCTGAAGCCCACCTATCTCGATCCCGGCGCCCGCTACGCCGTCGTGCTGGTCAGCAACGGCAACCATTTCGTTGCGACCCGCGCCAACAACAAATACGCGCAGGGCTCGCTGTTCTACTCGACCGACGGCGCCTGGAGCCAGGGCGACCTGACCACCGACCTGGCGTTCCGGGCCAATTTCGCCAAGTTCGGCGCCACCGTGGCGCAGCTCCTGATGACGCCGCTGCAGCTGCAGAACGGCATCACCGACGTCCAGCTGCTCTATGCCTCCAAGATCCCCGACGGGTGCGAGATCATCTGGGAGGTCAACAAGGGCGACGGCATCTGGTACCCGATGAAGTCCTACGGAACCAACCACCCGCTGCTCGGGCTGCCGCCGTTGCTGCAGCTCCGCCTGACCTTCGTGGGCACCACCGATCTGATGCCGGGCATCGACATGACCCAGACCCAGACGATCGTGTCGCGGCCGCGCGGCGATTTAACCTGGGTGCCGCCGCCGATCGCGATCGGCGCGCCCTCGTCCAACATCCGGGTCGAGCAGGTGGTCGACAGCTTCGACCCTGCCCACCATACGACCGGCTGCAAGCTCACCATCGCGGGCGGCGACGTGGCGCCGGCCGCCACCACGACGGTGCTCGATACCGCCTCGAGCACGGGGCGGCGCACCATCACCTACACGTTCGCGCTGGGCGCTCCGACCTCGACCTTCACCCCGAAGTTCACCGGCACGACCGACAATGTGACCAACATCTTCCACATCGAATCCGAATTCGACTACGAGGCCTGACGGCATGGCTGACGCATCCTCGCCCTCTCCGCAATTCGCGGCGCAACCGACCCCCGCGGCGCCGGTCTACGACCCCGTCGGGACCTACGACGTCACGCTGAGCCGCGCGGTCGAATATCCGCAGGGGAGCGGCTTCTTCTTCAGCCCGCGCGACCACCATCTCTTCTCCGGCAGCATGTGCAGCGACGTCGCCGGCGCGATCGTCGATGCCAAGCCCGTCTGACCCGTCCCTGGGTCCTTCGAAGAGCAACGGCTACCGGGTCACCAGCGCCAACGAACTCTCGGACGTCCTGTGGAACGCCGTGCTGGGCGACGTCAGCCTGCGGCTCGCCGGCGTCGAGACCAAGGCGCAGGGCTACGACGCCCTGGTGGCGGCCGGCATCGGCGTCGCGCTGGCCCGCATCGACGAGGGCTTGGCTCCGGCGGCCCAGCAGGTCCAGGACATCATCACCCGGACGCAGGCCTATCTGACGCAGCTGCAGGGTTCGGCGATCTCGGCCTCGCTGATCGCGCCCACGCCCGACCGCCTGTTCCTGTCGGCGGCTCAGGCGGCCGCGATCGCCGACCTCCTCACCCGCGTCGGCGCGCTCGAGACCAGGACCACGAGCAGCCGCTCGTTCTATCTCGCGACGGGTTGAGGGCGCGTACGGTCATACCCGCCGCCGCCCGACCGAACGACCAGATCGCTGAACTGCGGCCATGACCGTGGGAACCCCAAACCATGCTGGCATCGATCAACATCGGCAACGTCAACTCCGACACGCAGATCTACGCGGTGCCGGCGCAGAAGCGCACCGCCCTGTCGGTCAGTGTCGTCAATCGCGCCGCTTCCGCGGTCAGGATCCGCTTGGCCCTGGTGGCGTCGGGCGCCACAGGGCCGGCGGCGGACGGGTCGAGCTACATCGAATACGACACATTGGTGCCGGCCAACACGGTGCTCGAGCGCACCGGCCTCGTCATGTTGACCGGGCAGATGCTGTTCGCCCGGACCGACACGCTGGGCGTCAACGTCGTCGCCTACGGCATCGAGGAATAGTCCGATGGGGCGTCGACAGAACCCCGGGCTCGGCGTCGTGCCCCGCGCGGTCGGCGAGATCGTGGACTTCGGCGGCAGCACAGTGCCGGCCGGGTTCATCCTGGCGTACGGCCAGAACGTATCGCGCACGACCTATGCGGCCCTCTTCGCTGCTTACGGCACCGCCCATGGCTCGGGCGACGGCTCCAGCACGTTCGGGGTGCCGGACCTGCGCGGCCGCACGATCGTGGGCAAGGACAACATGGGCGGCACGGCGGCGAGCCGCCTGACCGGCGGGACGGCGGGCTTCGACGGCACGGTGCTGGGCGGCGTCGGCGGCAACCAGGCACCGCAAAGCCATGGGCACGGCGTCATCGACCCGGGGCACGCGCACTCGGTCCAGACGAACGACAGCACCAACGCGACCCAGGGATCCCCCTACACGCCCCAGGGCCTCTATGCCTCCTATCAGAGGACATTGCCGACCACGCAGGTCCCGACGGGCGTGTCGGTGCAGAGCACTGGCGCCGGCGCCTCCGGCAACGTGCAGCCGAGCCTCGTGCTCAACAAGCTCATCTACACGGGGGTGTGGCAGTGACGCTACAAGTGCAAAGGACCGTGGCCGCGGCACTAGGCTTCGACTTCGCGGCCGCGGTCGTGGCCTACCGGCTGGCGCTCCTCGATCATCGCGACACGGAGGGCGTCCCGGCGCCGGTGGCGCCCTCGCCGCTTGTCGAGGCCGCCGTCCGGCGGGTGCCAACCGCCGGCGCGCCGGACGACTTCGTGGCGGACTTCGCCCTGGTCGACGATCCCGACGCGGCGCCGACCGCCCCGGCCGTGCCGGCGTCGGTCACCAACTACCAGGCGCGTGCCGTGCTGGTGCAGCGCGGCCTCTTCGCCGAGGTCGACGCCGCCATCCACGCGGCCGACCTGACGGTGGCGGCCAACATGGTCGCGCTGCAGGCCTGGGATTACGCTAACGACTTCTATCGCAACTCCGCGATCGTCGCCGCCATGGCTGGCGTGCTCGGCCTCGCCCCCGCTGACGTCGACGCCTTCTTCATCGCAGCCGCCGCCGTGCAGTAGCCATGGCGGCCCCGCTCGCTCTCGGATTCGCCAACAACGCGCCTTGGGCCAAGGCTTTCCGCATGACGCGCGACGGCACCGCGGTCGACCTCACGGGCGCCGTCATGCGCATGCAGTTGCGGCAGGCCGCGACGCCCTATGACCCGGTGATGCTGCTGTCGACCGACAACGGCCGGCTAGTGGTCGACGACGGACCGAACGGACTCTGGTCGGTAAAGGTCGAGGTCGCGGTCGCCGTGCAGGTTCCGGCCGGCGCCTACGACCACGACATGCTGGTCCGGCTGCGCACCGGCGAGGAGATCCGGGCCTACGTCGGCACCGTGACGGTGGACCGCGGCATCACCACGGACCCGGTGCCGTGGCAGCCGTAGGGGAGCCCGTCGAGGCGCCGATCGCCGGCGTGACGGCTTTCACCGTGCCGATCGACCGAAGCGCCGGCGTGACCGAAACACCGATCGCCGGCCTCGCGCCGTTGGCGGTCGATCTCCATCGGATCGTTCCCGGCGCACCGCCCCCGGCACCCGACTCCGGTCCGGGATCGTCCGTCGCGTTCGGCGCCGTGGTCCTGCCGGTCGCGGTCGCGTCCCGGGCGATCGCTCTCGATCTGTCGCGGGCGACGACGTTCCGGGTGCTACTCACCGACGACGTCGCGGCGATCGGGATCACGGGCTTCGCGACTCCGGGGGAAGCCGTCCGGGTCACGATCTACTTCGTCCAGGACGCGACAGGAGGCCGCTCGATCGCGGGCTGGCCCGCCGAGGTCGCCTGGACGGGAGGCGCCCCGCTGCTCACGCCGACCCCCGGCGCCGTGGACTGCGTCGTGCTCGACACCCTCGACGGTGGCGCCACCATCTACGGCAACCTCGTCGGGCTCGCCTACTCGAAAGAATGACGCATGGCCCTGCAGCTCTCGACACCGGTGCGCAACGCGCGGCTCAACGCCATCTTCGCCACGATCGGCGCGTCCGCCAAGCTGATGCTGTACACGGGAGCACCGCCCGCCAACTGTGCCGCGGCCGCCACCGGCACGCTGCTCGGCACCCTGACGCTTCCCGCCACCGAGGAGAACGCGGCAGCCAACGGCCAGTCGACCATCGCCAGCACCTGGTCGGGCACCATCTCCTACGCGGGCGGCGGGACCATCGGCTATCTCCGCATCATGGATTCGGCCCAGGCCACGGCGCACCTGCAATGCAGCGTGTCCTACAACGCCCCGGCCTGGCAGGCGTCGACCGCCGTGGTGGCGGGACAGAAGGTCTCGAACGGGGGCGCCGTCTACAATTGCACGGCCGGAGGCAACACGGCGTCGACGGGTGGCCCGACCGGCAACGCTTCGTCCATCACCGACGGCACGGCGACCTGGGCCTATGTCGGCGCGGTCGGCGACATGCTGATCGACAATCCGGTGGTGGCCTCCAACCAGACCATCAACATCAACACCTTTACGCTCCTCGAGGCCAATGGCTAGGCTCGTCAACCGGGCCGGCATGACGGTCGCCGGCGCGCCTGGCGCCGGCACCATCACGCTAGGCGGCGCCCTGTCGGCCTACCAGAGTTTCGCCACCGCCGGCGTGCGGGACGGCGATGTCGTGTCCTACGAGATCGAGGATGGATCGTCCTGGGAGCTGGGCCGCGGCACCTATGCGGCCGCCGGGCTGACGCTGACCCGAGCGCCCACCGACTCCTCCAACGGCGGGGCCGCCATCACGGCCAGCGCGGCCGCCGTCGTCTACGTGACGGCGCTGGCAGACGACATCCAGCATCTCTACTCGCGGACGTTCTTCCTCGCCACCGCCTAGGGCATGTCATGCTGTTGCTGACATGCTCTCACTCGATAGCGCGAGCCTGTTCACAGACTTGCGGTGAAGCTCCGCTTCAACGCCAGCCTGACAGGCTCTGAGGCATAGCGAATGCTCGGCCGGCCGCTCGGCAAGTTCGCGCTGGGGCGGCTGGGTTCGCCGATCAGTGGCGGCTTCTTCGCCGTCACTCTGGCCGGCGGTTCGCTCGCCGCGTCGGCACAGGGCCTGGGTGGTTCGGCGCTTGCCGGCACGCTCCGTCCAGCCGCGGCCGTCGAGACCGCGACCGGTCCCGCGTCGGCAACGGCGCTACCGACTCTGCTGCCAGCCCAGGGTTCGGGTGCGGGCCGTCTGTTCGGATCGGCCGATTCGACGCCCGCCATCGGGCCGGCCGCCGCGTCCGCAGCGACGCAGAGCACCGCAACGGGGGCGGCTTCGCCCGCGACGGCTCCGTTGGTCACGACCGGCGCCGCCACCGGAATCGGCGGCGGCGCCTTGGCCGGCGTGCTGGCCGGGAGTGCCCTCGACTCGGCCACGCAGAGTCAGAGCGCCGCAGCGCTGGCCGCGGCCCCGCAACCCACGAATGCCAGCGCCTCAGCCGCTCTCCCGGCGTCGGGGTCGGCCTCGCCGATCCTGGCCCCTGCCCAACCGGTCGGCGCTGCCGGTGCGTCGGTCTCGGCCGGCGCCAACATCACGATCGTGCCGGCGGTTTCCGGCGCGGTCGCGCAAGGCACTCCGGCCGCGACCCTTGTGGTCGCATCGGCAGCCGCGACCGCGGGCGCCTCCGGTGCCGCCGCCGGGTCTGCGGCGCTGGCCAGCGGTTCGACCTCAGCCGCGCTGCTGGGTCGGGGACCGATCGGCGGTGGGCCGATCGGAGGCGCGAGGCCGGCCTCCGGCTACACCCTGGGTGGCGGCTGGCTCAGCGGGTCGGCCGCGGCGTCGTCGGCGTCCCAGGCCTCCCTGGCGCTCCTTGCGCCGGTCGCCACGATGCTGGCTTCTGGACCCACCGGCGCGCAAGCGTCCGCCGCGGTCTCGTCCGGTCCCGCCGCCGTCTCGGCAAGCGGCGCCCTGACTGGTATCGGCGGCCTCGTGGTCGCTTCCGCCCGCAATGCGCTGCTGGGCCGCGGTCCCATCGGCGGAGCGGCGCTCGGCGGCGCTCAGGCGCCACTCGGCTACAGTCTCGGGCTCGCTCGGCTCGGCGCCACGGCCGCTCTGACGCCAACCGCCGGTGCAGCGCTCGCACCGGCTGGTCCTCTCGTCTCGGCTTCGACAGCGGCACCGCTCACAGGATCGGCTTCGGGGTTTCTCGGCCTCTCGGCATGTGCCGGGATCTCGGCGCTGGTCGGCGCACTCGGCGGCGCGGCGCCGTTCGCTTCATCCGGGTTGGTCGGAGCCGGCAGTGGAGCCGCCTCGGCTTCGGCCGTGGCCGCTCTCCTGGCACCCGGCACCTCGGGCGCCGGTGGCGCGCCGGTCTCGCTGTCGGGTCCGGGTGCCTTGGCGTCGAGCATTCTCGGCGGCAGCGGTTCGCTCGCCATCGCGGCGGACGGGCATGCGCTGCTGTGGGCATGGCTGACGGCCGCTGCAGCGGGGACGCCTGGCGGCCACTGCGCTGCGGTCTTAAGCGCCGCGATGACGATGGGCGCCGGGAATGCGTCTCCGCTCGCGCACGGTGCCGCCCTGTCGGTCTTCGTGCAACCCGCGTGGCTCCTGGCCGGCCTCTCGGCCGGCGCGGGCTGCGTCCTCGCCGTAACCGTCGGACCGACGCGTGCGAGCGGGACCTTCGCGGGTCGCCGCCTGCATCCGGCGGCCCTTCTCATGTGACCTCGACACCGTCGCCCCATCACCACCGCGCTGCCGCAGGCTTTTCGCCACCCACCCCTCGGCGCCGCGCGCCGCCAGGAGCTTTCCATGACGTCGCCCAACTATGGCTTCATCTTCAACCAGCTCGACACCGACACCATTCCGCCGGTGCTCAGCGACTTCTCGGTGCTGGGCGTCGTACTGCCCAGCGACGACGCCCTGTCGAGCGTGTTTCCGCTGAACGTACCGGTCGACATCAACACCGGCGACACTGCGACGCTGGCCGCCATGGGGAACGGGCCGCTCTACAGCTGGGCCCTGCGGGTCAACAACCAGCTGGCCGACCTGCAGCGCTCCGCCCGCGCCGTGGTGGTCCGCGTGCCCATGGCCAAGAACCCCGACGGCAGCGAGAACGTCGACGGCACCATCGCCAACATCGTCGGCGACCCCGGCGCCGGCACCGGCCTCTACGCGCTGCTGAAGGCGCCGTCGCTGCTCGGCGTGACGCCGCGCGTCGTCGGCGCCCCCGGGCACGGCTATACCGGCAAGGTCTATTTCGGCGTGACGGCGCCGGTGATCACCGATCCCGGCGCCAATTACACGCATCCCGTGGTGAGCTTCGACCCGCCCGGAGCCACCGCTACCGCGACCGTCGGCAATGCCGGCGTGGGGGCCACCGGCCACACCACGCTCGCGGGCGGCACCGTCACGGCGCAGGTCGACAGCGGCGGCCAGGACTACAGGGGCGCGCCGGCCGTCACCTTCACGGGCGGCGGTGGCACCGGCATGACCGGGCACGCGGTCGTCACCAACGGCGCCGTGAGCCAGGTCGTCATCGACACCCAGGGCACCGGCTACACCTCGGCCCCGGCGCTGGCCATCGCCCCGCCGCCGGGAGGCGAGATCACGGTCATCGCCCTGACCAGTCCGGGCAAATATCCGCCCGGCACGCCCGTCACGATGACGATCGCCGACAGCGCCGGCGGCACGGGCGCCGGCGCCACCGCCACCATCACGCTCGAGATGCTGCAGAACCCGATCTGCGCGGCGCTGCCGGCGGTGCTGAACGCGCTGCTGGCGCACGCCCCGGTCTGCGGGCCCGGCACCACCAAGGCCGACGCCATCGCCTGGCGCGGCACGCTCTCCTCGCAGCGCCTGGTGCCGGTCGATAATTGGGAGATCGTGCCGGCCGGAGCAGGGGACGCCTACATGGACGGCGCCGCCACCGTCATGGGCACCGCGGTTCGGGTCGATTTCCAGCACGGCGGCTACCCGTTCTGGAGCTGGGCCAACCAGCCCGTGCAGGGCATCCTCGGCCTGAAGCGGGTTGACGCCTTGAGCCTGCTCGACGGCGCCACCGATGGCCAGGAGCTGCTCGCGGTGGGGGTCGGCGTCACGGCACGTGGCGACCTCTCCGACACCTCGGTGGCCGACTCGGGATGGATCCTGATCTGCTACCAGAACGCCGCCACCGACCCGCGCTACAATCTCCTGAACAAGACCCGCGGCCGCGACTTCACCAATCTGGCGCTGATCAAGTCGATCCGGCTCCGGCTCGGCCGCGACAACATCACGCCGCACGACGTGCAGGCCGTGCTCAACGACATGACGGCCATCATGTCGGACCTGAAATCGCGCGAATGCGTGATCGGCTTCGTGATCGGCTTCTCGGCCGACGCCAACACGCCCGACAACCTGAGGGCCGGCCGCTTCCGCGTCTACGACAATTCGGAGGAGCCCGCACCGATCCTGCAGGTCACCATCGACCGCGCGCTCGATCGCGACGCCCTGGTCACCGAGCTGGCCCAGATCGCCTCCGGCTCGAACTCCGCCACGGGCTGACCTTGCCCCTTCCCCTGGCAGAGGGGGAGGGGCACCAAGCGCAGCGTAGTGGAGGGGGCGAACACGCCACTCCAGCCTTTCCCGTCCCTCACGTCCCGCACGCGGCCTGGCCACGGCGGAAGGATGATCCGCCATGTCCTATCTTTACGTCCAGGAGGCCGCCAACCTGTTCGTGGGCGACCGGGGTCCCGACAATTCCAAGCACCTCGTGCTCGAGAACCACAAGCTGCCCGACCTCGAAGAGATCACCCAGGACCATCACGCCGGCGGCGCCATCGCGGCCATCGACGTCGGCGGCCTCGGCATCAAGGCGCTGACCAGCACGTTCAAGCTGAAGGGCCACGATCCGCAGACCCTGTCGCAGTTCGGCATCGGCGGCCGCACCGCGTTTCCCTTCACGTCCTACGGGCTGATCCGCAACAAGAACGGCGGCGCCGCCATCACGTCCAAGGCCGTGATGTGGGGCAGGCTCACCAAGATCGCCACCGAGCAGCACAAGCGCGGCGAGATGATGGGCCACGACCACGAGATCAAGGAGATCCTGCGCTACGCGCTCTATTTCGGCACGCAGGAGAAGATCTACTGGGACTTCTTCGCCTCGATCTGGCGCGTCGACGGCGCCGTGCAGAACCAGGACATGCTGACCGCGCTGGCGATCGCGTAGGGAGGCACAGGTCAGTCCAGCCTCAGATATGGCGAGCCGTTGCTGACCTCGACTGTTGCTTTCAGTTCGAAGCGACAGTCGGTGCTCAGAGAGCTGCAGCGCGATAAAAGCTCACGTCGCACGTCCGATGAGCCCGAACGTATGTCCAAGCGGACGCCATTCATGTCATCCGAATTGGTGGTGATTGTAGCTCCCCCATTGCTGAACACGGTCACGTAACCGGTAACGGCTACCTTCTGGTCGACCATGGTCATTCCGTCGACTTGGACATCCACCACCGAGCGGATTGCGTAGCCCTCGGACATGAGCTGGTGAACATGTCGGTTGAGGTCTTCTTCCGCACCGCGCTGTCTGTTGTCCGCAGCAGCGGTCGCGGTTGCTTGTTTCTTCGCTCGGGCCACATCCGGGAGGAACAGATCAACGACGGTTTGGACCGCGAGGGTATCCGGCTTTGAGATGTCCTGGTCGTTCATGAGTCCCACGACGTGGCGGCGGCATTCCGTGTCCAACCTCAGGACATCGATGACCTCCGCGCCGGTCCACGTATCAGGCGTTTTCAAACGATAGATCGCACTGCGGTCGCTCTCGAAACGCGAGAGATCGGAGATCGTTTTGCAGGCTGGAAGAGCGGCTTTGAGGTCCTTGTAAAAGGCGCTGTCTTTCCTGCTCTGAAAGATCTGTGAGGCTTTCCGACAAACCGTTTCTTTCGCGGCGTCATCTGCTGGATTGGCGCTGTGCAGTTTGTAGCAGTTGTTCGAAGCTATCACATCATCAAGAAGCACGCCGGCCATAACGGGTGCGGGTCTGAACGCAAACGAAGCAAGAGCAACCACTAGCGCAACCTTGTGCATCGTCCTCTCCCTGCCCACCCCAAGGAGCACAACCTATGCCCGACCCCGTTGCTGGTGCAACCGCCACCCTCGGCCCCGACGGCTTCCCGCTGAACCCGATCAGCGCAGGAGCGGCTGCGCCTTCCGCTCCGTCCGTCGCGGTAGCGCCAGCCCCAGCCGCTCCGGCCGTCCCAAAGCCCGCTACTCCGCCCGTCGCGCGCTTCCTCTCCGACCGTCCCCGCGTCAAGACGGTGGCGCTCGATTGGCCCGTGGAGGTCGACGGCATCGATTATCGCGCGGTCGTGATCCGTCGGTTGACGGCTGGCGAGGTCGGAGCTTTCGTCGATAGGGTGCGGGCGTCGGGATCCACCACCGAGGTGCGCTTCCCGCTGTTCTACGACGCCGCCGGCGCCCCCATCCCGGACAGGGCCTGGGACGCCTTCGACAGTGACGACGCCGACAAGCTGGTCGAGGCCGGCGACGATTTTTTGCCCGCACGCTTCCGGACCGCGAGGACGGCGGACGCCTCGGCCCCAGCGGGTGGCGATACTACAGGCAGTTCGTCGGCCGCGTTGCCGGCTTCAGCCTGACCGAACTGTCGGCTTTGCCCTGGGACGAGTTCCTGGCCGAGGTCGAGACCGCCATGCGGCTGCGCGACGACATGGGGATCTGAGGACATGAGCCTTTGACCAACATCGTCTCGACCCTGCAACTGAGGCTGATCGACGACGTTTCGATCAACGCCAACAAGGTGGCGGCCGCCATCCATCAGGACGCCAAGCGGGTCGCGGAGCTACAGGACGCCCTCAAAGCCTCCGGCACATCCGACAAGCTGCAGACCTCGCTCTCCAAGCTCGGTGCCTCCAAAAGCCATGTCGAGGGGGTGACGCGCGCCTGGGGCGATTTCGTCAAGCAGGAGGGGATCGCCGGCAAGGCCACGGCCGACCTCACCCGCGACCAGATCGTCGCCATCCGCTCCTGGGAATCCGTCACCAAGGCCTCGGTCAAGGCCATCATCGGCGAGGAACGGTCGCTCACCGATGCGACCCGCCGCGAAGTTCTGGCGCGCGAGAGTGCGATGCGGCAGGAGGAGGCCGCGCTCAGGCGCAAGGTCGAGCAGGAAGCGGCGCTGATGAAGCGCCTGCGCGAGCAGGAACGCCACGCGCAGGACCGTCAGGGTTTTCGGCACTACGTCGCCGGGTCGGCCGCCATGGCTGTGTCGGGCCACGGCGTCATGTCGGGAACCGAGAAGGTGCTTGAGAAAGGCGCCGAGCTGCAGCACGTGCGCGTCGGCATGGAGAACGCCGGCATCACCCCGGCCGAGATCGTCCGCATCGAGGACCAGGCACTGAAGCTCTCGGCGCGGGTCGGCAACGAGTCGCAGACGAGCATCGTCGAACTCGCCAAGGAGGTCCGCTCGGTGATGGCCGATCCGGCCGAGATGTCGAAGGTGCTGGAGCCGATCACTGCCGCGAAATCGATCCTTGACGCCCTCGACACCACGGGACAATCGAGCGCCGGCATCGGCCAGCTCGTCAAGGCGGGCGAGTTGCTGGGCGCCGGCCAGAGCCCGGAACGCATGAAGGAGCTGATCGACGGCTGGACGCGCGTGATGCAGGTCCAGGGCAAGACGATCTCGCCCGACCAGATCTACGAGTTCGCCAAATACAGCAAGGCCGCCGGGGCGCAACTGTCCGACCGCTTCCTGATGACCACGGGCCCGTCGGTCGTGCAGGAGCTCGGCGGGTCGACGACCGGCAACGACATCGCCCAGATGAGCCGGCAGCTGACCAGCGGGTTCCAGAACCGGCACGTGGCGCTGAAGGAGATGGCGCGGATCGGCATGGTCGACCCAAACGCCATCGATTACCTCAACACCGGCGAAGCCAAGGGACTGAAGCCGGGAACCTCGAAGGTGGTCCAGGGGGAGAGCCTGTTCCACACCGATCCCGACAAGTGGGTCTACGAGGTCCTCATGCCGCATATGGAAGCGGCCGGCATGAAGGACCGTGAGAGCCAGCTCAACTTCGTGCAGAAGACCTTCACCGGGACCTCCGCCGATTTCATCTCCAAGCTGATCACGCAGAGGCAGTCCTTCGACACCCACGCCGGTCTATACCAGACCGCCCTCGGGCTGAAGGCAGTCGACAACAACGCCAAGGACGCCACGGTCGGGCTGAACAGTCTCACGACCTCGATCGGCAACCTGTCGGCGCAGGTCTCGGCGCCCGTCATGGACACCATCGGGCGAGGGTTGAACGGTCTGGCCGGGTGGATCAACAACCTCGCCGAGATCGCCAAGGAGCATCCGGTCGCAGCCCCCGTTCTCGGTGCCACGGCCGCGGCCGGCGCGCTCGGGGCAGCCGGGTGGATGAGCATGAAGGTCATGAACGGCTTCGGGCTCGGCACGGCCGCCACGGAGCTGACGGCCTCCGCGACCGCGCTCGACGCCGCAGCCGCGAGGCTCGGGGCCACCGGCGTCGCCGGCGGGGCGGGTGCCGCCGCTGCGACCGGCGAGACCGCGGCCGTCACGCTCGGCGGCATCGTAGCCCGCGCGCTACCGCCCGTCGCCCTCACCGTGGCGGCGATCGAGGCCGGCAAACACGACGCTTGGGTCAAAGCCGAGACCGCCAAGACGATCAATACGCCTGCAGGACAGGCCGTCCCCGATCTTGAGAAGCAGAGCTGGAGCGACTGGATCCTCGGCAGGGCACCGAAACCAGCCGCCCCGATCGTGATCGAGGATAGGGCCACGCGGGCCGGTCTCGACAAGGTGCTGAAACCAGCCGATCCCATCGTGCTGCCGCAGCCGGCGCCTGCGATTGGCCGCGCGCCGTTCGTTATGCGTCCCGCCGACGCGGACGATCGTGCCCAGAGCAGGAGCGACGCCGTGCCGCCCGCCCCCGAGGCGTCCGCGCCCGCGGCGCGGCCCCCTACGGCGACGCTGGATGCCGAGGCATACTGGCTGCGAAAGAAGCGATATCTGGAGGATCGGGGCCGCGCCGCGCGCGAAACAGTCCTGAACCCGCCCAACCCCATTCGCATGCCGGCCCGGCCCTACACGCCCGTGCCGGTCGCTCCCACCGTCGACCCGATGCAGTTCGGAGCGCGGGCGACCGGCGTGGTGCCGGTGTCGTTGGTGCGCGACTCGTCTTCGTCCGGCGCGCTGTCGGCCGCCGTCGCGCAGGGCACCTACGACGGCTTCATGCGGGTGCTAGAGGGTCGGGGTGCGGGCGCGAGTGGTGGCATTGAAAGCGGAGGCGGGATCGTCAAAGCAAGTTTCAACGGCGATGACGACGTCCGTTCCGGCTTACGCCACGCCTCCCTTGACGGCTCCGACACCAGCGATCAGGTCCGCAATGCCATCGTGGGGACCGAGCATGCCGTGTCCGACCTTCGGGACATCGTGAAGCGCAACGGGATGGGGGCGCCGACCGGAATCAAGCCGGACGACCTCGGTGGCGGGTGGGGCAGTGGCGGGCCGCGCAATCTGCGTTATGGCCACGGATCGGGCGGCGGCTATCGGCACACGCCGGATAGCGGTGGCGCGCCCAGCATCCGCTACGGTCATAGCGTGGGCGGTGGTTATCGCCACCCGCCGGCCCATGTGTTCGACCCGTCGCTCTCCAGGAAACCGATGCCGAAAGGCGAAGGCGGCGGCGCGTCGGGCAGCATGAAGGCCGTGCTGTTCAAGGGCGAGAGCGGCGGCAACCCCGGCATCTACAACTACCGCTCCGGCGGACGCTACCACGTCGGCCACCTCGACGCTGAGCACACCACCATCGGCGACCTCGCGCGGATGCAGGGCGAGGGTAAGGTCTTCGCGGCCGGCAAATACCAGATCATCCCCAAGACCATGCAGGGGGCTATCCGTGCGCTCGGCCTGAAGGCGGACGACAAGTTCGACTCGGCCACCCAGGATCGCATCTACACGGACTATCTCGCCGGCAGCAAAAGGCCCCAGATCGGCGGTTACGTGACAGGCAAGTCGGACAATCTCGACGCCGCCCACAAGGCCATGGCGCAAGAATGGGCCTCGGTCGCGTATCACGGCCGGGGCATCTATGACGGGGATGGCGTCAACCACGCTTCCGTTTCGGACCAGGCCGCTATCCACTCTCTGGAACAGGCGCGCGCAACCTATCAGCGCCTCGTCAAGGAAGGGACCGATCCCACGACGGCCCGTCGCTCGGCCTTGCTCGGGATAGAGCATCCGACGCCTGGCGTGAGTGGGATGCCGGTTGCCAAGGCGTCGGACGTCGTCAAACCGAAAAACGATCCGCTAGCGGCGACGGACCCGTCATTGCTGGTCCGCAAGCCCAGGCCCGCGGTGCCGGCATCCGCCGGCCGTATCGAAGCCATGAACGCCGCGCCGGCCATCGACGTTTCGGGCATCCACGAAGCCATCCACCACGTCCGCACGCTAAAGTCAGAGATGGCGAGCCTCGGCGACGCTTCCATCCACGTGCAGCACCGCGGCTTCTCGGGGTCGCGGGCCGGCGGCTCGGGGTCGATCCGCTCGGCGCTGAACAACGGCTTCGCCAGCGACGGCCGGCATTGGACCTGACTGGAAGGTTGCGCTAACGCCTCAGCGTCTCGTCCACTTGCCGACGCCTTCGACCGTCGGAGGATCGCCGACGGTCCCGACGACGACCACAGCCTGCCCTTTCTTCCAGAGGAAGTTGCAATTTCCCAAGCCGGTGCCGGCGCAAGACTCTGTCTCTGGAAAGCAGGTCGACCCTCCGTCGCACTTGTCCGCATTCGGGTCTTTGAAGGGCTTGTAACCCGCCGCCGTCATTCGCTCTCGAGCAACGGCGTAGGGCATGTCTTTCGGCAGTCGAGGTAGCGCGTCTGCCCAGACGGGGTTGACGACGAGAAGAGCGACGAGCGCAAGAGACAAACGCATACCCGAAAGATAGCTCGCGAGGGTTGCGCGGACAAGGACGAGGTGACCAATGCTGTTCCAGCTCGGGCTCCTCACGATCGATTCGCCGGGTCCCTTCAACGCCACCGACTCAAGCGAGGAGTTCGGCGGCGACCACGCGGTCAAAGCGGTGGTCGGCGCCCGCCAGCCGCGCGAGTTCGTCGGGCCGGCCGACGGCAAGATGACGCTGTCGGGCACGCTGTTCCCGGACCTCTTCGCGCGTGCCGGCCACGCCACCGGGCTCAACGAGGTCGAGACGCTGCGCGCCATGGCCGAAGGGGGCGCGCCGCAGATCCTGGTGCGCGGGGACGGCAGCAATCTCGGCTGGTGGATCATCGAGAAGGTCTCGCAGAAAGCCTCCAAGCTCTCGACCGGCGGCGTCGGCCGGGTGATCGCCTATGACATCGCGCTGGTGAAATCCGCCGCGAGCGCCTCGCCGGCCGATGCCCTCAACCTCCTGGTCTCGTTGTTCGTATGACGACCGAAACCCTGGTCTTCCCCAACGGCGTGACGCCGCTCGACCTGCTGCTCTACCGCCGCTTCCGGCGCGAGGTGCCGGGCCTCGTCGAGGCGACGCTCGACCGCAACCCGGGCCTTGCCAATCTCGGACCCTATCCGCCCCGCGGCACGATGATCCTGGTCGACACGCCGGCGCCGCCGCCCGCGAAGCCGGCCCGCAAGGTCATCAGGCTCTACGAGTAGGGAGGGTCGCGATGAGGCAGGCCATCTACCGGATCGACGTGGATGGGCTCGACATCAGCACGGCCCTGAACCCCATCCTGATCTCGCTCACGGTGACGCTGACCGACGGCGGCCAGGCCGACAGCCTCGACATCGAGCTCGATGACACCGATGGGCAGATCGCGCTGCCCCGCGTCGGGGCTCGCGTGACGGCGTCGCTCGGCTGGTCTGACACCGGAGCCGCGCCAGTCTTCGAGGGCGTGACCGACGAGCCGAAGTCGGCCGGGCGCCATCATTTCGACCGCCGCGGCGGCCACGACGACGCCGGCGGCTCCGGCTCGGTCGGCAACGTGCTGTCGTCGGGCGGCCGGTCAAAAGGCCGCGTCCTCACGCTGTCGGCCAAATCGGCCGACATGGGCGGCAAGCTCAAGCAGCCGCAGCAGGCCCATAAGGACAAGGCCAGCTTCGGCGACGTGGCGCAGGAATGGGGCCGCAAGGCCGGCGTCGACGTCGCGGTGGCGGGCGCCCTGGCGGCGGTGCAGCGGCCCTATTGGGCGATCGCCAACGAATCCTTCCTGGCCTGGGGCACGCGTATCGGACGCGAGATCGGCGCCACCTTCAAGGTCGTGGGCAAGCACGCCATCTTCCTGCCGCGTGCCGGCGGGACCTCGGCCTCCGGCCAGTCGCTCGAGGGCATCCGGGCCGTGTGGGGCGAAAACCTGATCGACTGGTCGATCACCCCGGTGCAGAGCCGCCCGGGCTTCGCCAAGCTCGGCGCGCGCTACTACGACCCCAAGGCCGCCGCCTGGCATTCCGAGAAGGTCGACGGCCCGCAGGCCGCGGCCGATGCGGCAGGGTCGGAGCATACGGCGCGCTTCAAGGCTGCGAGCCAGGACATCGCCAAGAACCAGGCGGCCGCCAACGCGGCGGAATCGGCACGCGAGAAGGGTGCTGGCGACATGGTGCTGATCGACGGCGAGCCGGCTGCGCAGCCCGAGGCGCCCTGCACGGTCGGCGGTATCCGTCCCGGTGTCGACGGCGGCTACACGATCGCCAAGGTGCGTCACACGCTGATGCGCTCGGCGGGTTTTCTAAGCCAGCTCGGCCTGAAGCAGCCCAGCGGCGGCGCCGGGACCGACTCGCGCTAGAGCGCTTTCGCCTCCGGCGCATTCGCTCCAGATCAAAAAAGCCCATGTCGCGCCTTGGCCGACATGCGCCAGAGCAAAAGCCCCAAACCGGAGCCTCCATGTTCAACCACCCCGACCTGTCCGCCAAGCTCGACCGGGTCCTGACGGACGGCGCCATCGCGCGCGCCCTGCAGGGTCGCATTCACGCTCAAGGAGAACGCATCATGTCCACCCAGTCCGACATCCTCAACGCGCTCAGGGGATCGGCCGAGGCCAACGACCGGGCCCGGCGCGCCATCGTCGCTCTCGAGGCCGAGAACGCGGACCTGACCTCGCAGCTGGCCGCCGCCAAGGCGCAGGCGGGCGAGACGGTCGACCCCGGGACCGTGCAGGCCGCAATCGATACGTCGACGGCCGCGGCCAAGGCCTTGACCGACGCCATTCCGGCCGGGGCCGACCATGTCGTCGGGGCCGGCCCGACCGGAGCGTCGGCCGGACCTGCGGCCGCGGTGGACGCTGCTGCCGCCTCCGCGGCCGTGACCGGAACCGCCGCCGTGGCGGCCGCTCCCTCCGCATCCGCCGGCGCCAAGGTCGTGCCGCTCGCTCCGAACCCGGCCGCCGATGCCGCCGCAGTATCGTCGGCCGGCACGCCCTCGGCCGCCCTCGTCGGCGCCGCGCCGGCGGACTCCGCCAAGTCGGCGATCGGCGCCGTTTCCACCGTCTGAGCCGGTCGTCCTCCTCATCCGCCCTCGCGTTCGCCGGCGCGCGGGGGTGCCGAATCACGTCGGCCATCGAGGAACCCATGAACCCCATCGCCATCTTCAAGGAAGTCGAAGCCGATCTCGCGTCGTTCGGGTCCATCTCCGGATCCATTCGCGACAAGGTGAAGGCCGGTGTCGCGGCTTTGCGGCAGATCGAGGCCGACGTGACCACGATGGTCGAATTCGTCACCAAGCAGGCCCAGGGGGCGCTCGACTCGCTGCAGGCCGTGGCGGCCGAGTCCACGGCCGCTGTCGGGGCCGCCTCTCCTGCGGTGACGACGACCCAGGACGGATCCACCGTGACCGTGGATCCTTCCATCGGCACCACGACGCACGAGGATCCGGCATCCGGCGTGACCACGACCGTCCCGCACGATGGCACGCCGCCGACCGCCGTCGAGACCGCCACCGTGACTCCGGTGACGCCTCTCCCTGCCGCGGTGGCGGCGGCTGTGGACGCGACTGCGGCGGTGGGCGTGACGGTGCCGGCGGCGAGCTGACCCTCGGCGGCCCGCTCTGCGGCGCCCAGCGCCGGGATCCAACATCGATCGACGGCGCCCTCCGGGGCACCGTTTCCACATGGAGCAACCCATGCCCGCGTCCGAAACGCGCCTCACGAATTCCGTGACCGGCGACGTCCACGTCGTCAGCACGGAGACCGGCCGCACGCTCCGCGTCGAGCGCCGCATCATCGAGGTGCCGCCCGACACCGACGTCGAGATCGACCTTGAGCCCTGCCAGTGCCCCGCGGGGCACGTCTGCCCGGACGCTGACCCCTTCGCGGCGGAATGCCCGCGGCGGCCGCGGCCGGCCGGCAATCCAGAGGACTGACATGCCCTTCAACCGCAAGGTCTTCTTCGACCATATCCGCGCCGCGCCCTTCGGCGGCTCCCTGTCGGCCTCGCAGGTGACGGGGGTCTCGGCCATCCTCGACGTGTGGGACAAGCGCGGCGGCAGCGACCCGCGCCACCTCGCCTATCCGCTCGCCACGACGTTTCACGAGACGGCCCGCACCATGCAGCCGATCGAGGAATACGGCCACGGCAAGGGTCGCGCCTACGGCGTGCCGGCCGGGCCCTGGCACCTCATCTACGACGGCCGCGGCGACGTGCAGCTGACCTGGGATGGAAATTACGCCAAGGCCACGACGCGACTCCGCGCGCTCGGCTTCGACGTCGACCTCGAGCACCATCCCGAACAGGCCATGCGGCCCGACGTGGCCGCCATGATCCTCATCGTCGGCATGGCCGAGGGTTGGTTCACGGGCTCCAACCTCGGCCATTGGTTCTCGCCGACCGTCGACGATCCGGTCAATGCCCGCCGCATCATCAACGGCACCGACAAGGCCGACGTGGTCGCCGGCTACCACCGGCATTTCCTGGCCGCCGTCAAGGCCGCCATGGCGGCGGGTGCCACCTCGGAGCTGGTCGCAGCGCGCATCCCGCCCAGGCCCGATCCGGCGGTGGTGCCCGCCCTCGCGGCGGCGATAACCGCCGCAGCGGCGAGACCGAAGCCTACTACGCCCACCCCTGCCGCGCCGGGCCTCTGGTCCCGCATGGTCGCGGCGCTGACCCGAAAGGCCGCCTGACATGAGCCTCGGCTTCGATCCCCTCACGCTCGTGCCGGTGGCCGAGTCCATGGCGCGGGCGGCGCTGCCGACGCTGTCGACCATCCTCGGTGCGGCCGTGCCGTTCCCGTTCAGCCTGTTCGTCGGCCCGGCCTTTGCGGCGATCGCGGCGGCGCTCGGCGACGATCCCGCGACCGCGACGCCGGCGACCGTCAAGGCCCGGATCGACGCCGATCCGGCCGCCGCGGCCGCCAAGCTGCAGCCGATCGAGGATCATTTTGCCGCCGCCGCCGAGGCCGCCCAGCAGGAGATCGACGCGCGGCTGCACGACGTCCAGGACGCGCGGGCGACCGAGCTGCAATATGTCAGAACCGGCTCGGCCCTGGCCTGGGCGGAGCCGGCGCTCGGCGTCATCGTGACGGTCGGCTTCATCGCCACGACGCTCGGCGTCATCTTCCGGGCCGTGGACCAGGGGCCGGTGACCATCTATCTGATCACCACGCTCGGCGGCGGCTTCCTGATGCTGCTCAACTTCTACTTCGGCTCTTCGGCCGGATCGAAGTCGAAGGACGATACGCTCGCCACCCTGGCCAAGGCGCCCCAGGTGATCCAGGGGCCGGGCTCCCACGTCAGCGGCGGCGTCGCGCCGACCAGGCGCCGCTAGCCGCCGGCAAGGGCACCCCATGCTGCGCCTAGTCGTCTGGCTCGCAGTCCTCGTGCTCGGCGCAGGCGCGGCCCATGCCGAGGGCGGGTCCCCGGGCGCGCCGATCGAGCTCCAATGGCTGAAGGTCGGCGCCGACATCATCGCCACGGTCGGCATGCCGGGCGTCATCCTCGGCCTCCTCTACCTCATCAAGCTGCAGCGCGAGGAACTCCGCGACGAGCGTACCTTCAGCCGCAAATTGCAGGACGAGCGCGCTGCGATCGCGTCAGCCAGCGCCGACCGGCTCGCCACCGTATCGGTCTCCGGCTCGAACGCTATCGGGGCCAACACGACCGCCATGGCGACCCTGGCCGAGAGGTCGCAGACCAACATCGATCTCATCCGTCCCCTGCAGGCTGGGCTCGACCGCCTCGTCGCCAGGATCGACGAACTCGCCACGAAGGTCGGCACGGGACACCGCGCATGATCCTCAAAACACTGCTGGCTCTGGCAGGCATCCGAGCGAGCCGCCCCAGCGACCCGCCGAGGCGTGCCCGCAACGAAGTGGCTCACGAGGCGATCAACCGCGAGCAGAGCATCTTCGCCGGCTGCCAGATGGTCGCGCTCCGCTCGATGCGGCTGTCCGAGGCCGTGGCGTCCGACCCCACCAACGGGACCCGCATCAGGAAGGGCGTCGACGACATGCGTACCGTCATGGCCGAAGTCGCGCGGCGCGCCGACCGATGA